GGTGCAAGATATAAGCGTATAAGAAAACGCCCAAGGGGCAAACCCTCACCGCAGCTCTACGCATACAAGAAAGAGACGTTGCAAGAACTTGAAGAACTTGATTCCAAAGGAGAACTTATGCTATATTATGCCGACGAAAGCCATGTTTGTACAAATGGTTATGTTCCATATGGCTGGCAATTCAAGAATGAGGATATTTACATCCCATCCGAGAAGGCAGCCCGGCTTAATATCTTTGGCATGATTACCAAAAGGAACCAATATAAAGGTTTTACCACACAAGAGTCCATCAACGCAGACAAGATTGTGGACTATCTTGACAGATTCTCTTTCAATGTTACGAAGAAGACTGTAATTGTCTTGGACAAAGCTTCTGTTCATAGAAATCGGAAAGTTAAAGAACTGAGGAAAATTGGGGAGAAAAGAGGATTGTTCCTCTTCTATCTTCCACCTTATTCTCCAGAACTTAATCCTGCCGAGATTCCTTGGCGTATACTTAAGGGCAAATGGATAAGACCGATAGATTACGAGACTACGGACTCGCTTTTCTATTGTACGAACATGGCCTTGGCGTCTATGGGTACGAACTTATTCGTGAATTATTCCTATTTATAAAATTAATTTTGAACAGTTACTTATCTTTCTTATTAAAGAAGGGTGGAGTTTTTTATTTACAAATATCGATTATGAAGACTCTAATTCGATGTCAAGAATTGAAGTATTATTTTACTGCTTTCTGTTTATTGTTAGGCAGTATTATGCCCATTGATGCACAAACAATTAGACAAATTGAAGTATCTTTCCCTATTCTCAAAGGGAAGATGAAACTTCAGGGAGTTGTTTCACAAGTAGCAGAAGCACCACAGCAATCACCTATATTGGTCTTAGTAACGCCACCACAAGCTTTCAATCGGGACTATGTTGGCTTCTTTAAAGCGTTGTCTGATTCTTTAAACCGTAAGGGATACACAACGTTCAGATATGACAACCGCAGTTACTCCGACACCCTTCAAGGAAATCAGCCTCACGAAGGTCGTTATACCATGTATGATGCAGCTGACGACCTTCATGATGCTTTAGCCTTCCTGAAGTCCGACGAACGTTTCGCTTCACACCCCGTGGGCGTTATCGGGCATAGTGAAGGAGGTTCAGTTGCTATTATCGAGGCATCAAGAAACACGGAGGTAAAACAACTTCTACTCCTGGCTACTATGGGGGTGAAAGGAGAGCAAGTATATTACGAACAAATTATGTCGCGTCTCACTCCTTTTTTTAAGTGGCACTCATATTCAGAAAGTAATATCCTTAGGTACATGATTTACCGAATAGCTCGCATATTAGCTTCTGAACCAAGAGATAAGCAGGCAATAAAAGAATTGCAAAAGGAAATGGCTAAGATTTATCAGCAGCATGCGAGTTTGATTAATTCATCCTTTGGTGTACAAACACAGCAAGAATTTGTAAAAAGTCAAACAGAACCATTCAAAAACGACGCACGTCTACTTGCAGCCATTCGCTATAACCCGGAAAAATATCTGCAGAGTATTCGCTGTCCAATCTTTATTGCTTATGCAAAAAACGACAACTTGCTTAATTATATCGAACACCAAAAAGGAATAGAGTGTACACTTTTAAAATACCAGCATTTTAATTTCTTCTCTATTGCGATTGACGACGCAAATCACTCATTTGAAGATCAAGAAGGCTACTTACCACTCTATGTAAGCGTCCATAGAAAAGAACCGAAGCTCTATTTAGGACAAGCATTTACCACCTTATTAGATAATATAACAAAATGGCTTCAGATATCAACAAATTAGATGTAGTAATGTTTTCTATATTATCTAATACTCGAACAGGAGTAGACACTTTTATAGAAACTTCAAGACAATGGATAGAGAAAGAAGGCTGTAAAGTTCACCTTATTTATATTGTTGACGTGAAGTACGGTCTCCCCAAAGTCAAAAAACGCAATGGAAATATTAGAGCAGAGCTACCAATGCCTGAAAATATGCCTGCATTACTCTCAGATAGCGATAAACAAACGGCATACTTTTTACATTGTTATAGGATTTTGTCGACCTATTTCTCAACTATGCAAAACATTATCTGGCATGTACAGGTGCCTTTCCTTGCGAGGCTTGCATCTATATTTAGAAAGAATTTAGGAGGAGCGATTATTCCCCATGTTCATATTATACCATGGAAAGGGTATTACGACTCCGACGAAATTAAATTCAATAAAATATATGCTTCGTATGTCGATGGATATATCCACGATTTAGGAAATGACCGCTTCGAGGAGTATGCATACAGTGTCTCAGACTTGGTAATATGCGTTACGGAATCAGGTAAGAAGCATATTATGGACACTTACATACAAGACCTATTCAAAGATGGTACAACTTTGGATATGGTTTATGACTTGTATAAATTTGATAGAAAACTTCGATTGCTACTTTTCGATGCGATTGAACGAATTGAAGTAGCCATACGAACGCAAATAGTGACTCAACTGAGTTTGAAATACGGATCACATTGGCAAGATAATCGTAGCATTTTCAGAGAGCCTCGCCAATGTAGAAGACGAAATGGGACTACATTCACTGATGATGTGTTCAGTGATATTCAAGAACACATTCAAGATAGACTACGCAATGATCGTTCCGAAACATTCATACAGCATTATCGAGAAACTTATTCTGAACCTGCTAATCCACCTTCATGGATGAGTGTAGAGATAATGTACTTCAACCAACTATCACGTTTTCAAGCATACATGGGTTGTAATGCTTGATTATTAAAAGCATTGAGGAGAGTACTACTTGTGTAATACTCTCCTCTAATCTTTTCTTTTCGTGACTCGCTTGGAATCAGAAGTGACTCCGTTGGAATCTTAGCGATTTTGCAAGCGTTCTTAGCTTTTTTAGCTTGAACTTATCACCTTGATTCACACTGGAATGCACTTGATTTTTATTGATTATCACTATTTTTAAGCAGTAACAAATATGTTTTTGCGAATGCTAAAAACTATTTATACATTGCTCAAAAAAATAGCCGTTTCTAATCAGATAAAAACAACGTGTAACACACGTGTAACACATTTTTTTGTGGAGTTTGTATGAGTGACCCATGAGGTCACTTTTTTTGTTGGAAATCTCTACTTCCAACAGTCATCAGAAGTCCATTTTTTTGGAAAAGTCGAAATGTATCTAAATGTTAAGAGATAGACAGATAGATATTCTTAGTTGCGATTTGTCACTTCATGTACCGAACTTGCATCTTAATTTTGCCGCTGAAAAAAGGAGGCAAAGAGATTGCAAGACTATGTAACTAAAAAAGCGATGTTGTGATTGTAAACCTCTGAATAACTAATACAAAGGTACGAAAAATATTTCAAACTACCTTAATTTTATAATGGGAATTGGACTGTGATTTTTTTCTGCCCGACAAGAAGTTCCGCCTTTTTTAATTCACAACAAACAAAGAAATGAAAACAATAAATAACATAGCTGAATGGATAAGATCTATCAGTTCCGGTGAAGTTAAATACGGCTCGTTAAGTCGTTATTCAGCCCATGCTTTACGCTGTGCTGCATCTAACTTCAACAAAACTCTTGGTCACGACAGAGGAATTTTTGTTCACATTCACTTCGATTGGGACAAGATGATTGCCATCGCGGTATGTATCTCTGTTGCTGAGAGAAGTGTAGAATTAAAAGACAGAGAACATGCCAACGATTGGAAGAAAAAAATCCCAAGTAGTTTCGATTGAGAACATCAAGCAGATGGTAACTGATGCCAATGAAAAAATCTGGACCATCAAATCATTTGCTCAAGAAATGTGTATGACCAGTGATGCGGTCAAGAAACGCATTTATCGCGGCCAAATCCCAGCCCATAAAAAGGGACGTTCTTGGTACATACTGAGAAGTGAGTACCTGAAGTTTTTGAAGGAAAAATAGGAAACCTCTCAATAACTATATACAATGCCGCCCTGTCGTGTCGCTGTGAAGCGAGTGGGCAGGGCTTTTTCATTTCTCAAATGTAAAAAGATGAACAAATGATAGCAGACGATATAAAAGACCGCATATTGGAGGCTACGGATTTAGTGGCACTCGTCAGTCAGACGGTGCAGCTGAAGAAAAGTGGGCCTCGCTATGTAGGTTGTTGCCCGTTCCATGCGGAAAAGACGCCCTCGTTCTATGTGTTTCCGCAAACAGGCACATTCAAATGCTTTGGCTGTGGTGAAGGAGGTGATGCCATTGCGTTTCTGATGAAGCGTGATGGACTTTCTTATGTGGAAGCAGTCAAGCAGTTGGGTAAACTGTGTGGCATAGAAGTGGCGGAGCAGGAGGAAGATCCCGAAGTCAAGCAGAAACGCATGCACAAGGAGGCGCTGTTGGTGGCGAACGAACAGGTGGCGAAGTTCTATGTGGAGCAGTTTGCGCTATCTAAAGAAGCGCAAAACTATGCTTTTGGACGTTGGGGCGAAGAGTACTGCACGCTCAAAGGCATTGGCTATGCTCCGAAGTCGGGCAAAGCACTCGCAAGCTTGAATATCAAGCGCGAGTTTTTGAGTGAGTTGGGCTTGGTGAACAAAGGCGGCTATGACCAGTACCAAGACCGCGTGGTGATACCTATCCATGACCGATATGGGCATGTGATAGGCTTCACCGCACGTTGTTTGGGTGATGAGCAACCCAAGTATAAGAATAGCGCAGATTCGATTTTGTTTCATAAGTCAAGAGTGCTGTTTGGTATGGAGGACGCTTGGCGACAAGCTGCCAAGACGGATAAGATGTTCCTCGTTGAAGGCGCACCCGATTGTATGCGTTTGCAAAGCATCGGGGTGCTAAACACGGTGGCTGCACTGGGTTCTGTCTGGAATAAGGACCATTTTGCACTGATTAAGAAAAGTGCAAGCAAGGTATGTTTCTTGCCCGATGATGATCCGCCTAAAAGAGGCGAGCATTTCGGGCATGGGGTGCAAGTGGTGTTTGAGGCAGGCAAATTGGCTATGGAGTGTGGTTTGTCGGTTTCCATCAAGGAAATACCCGACATAGAGAATGCGCACAAGCAGGATCCCGACACGTTCTATCAGAATATGAACGTGTTCCGCTCTGTGGAGGAGGTGGACTTTATTCTGTGGCGGGCGCAAAAGGCTTTCAGATTTGCGCAGACCACGGAAGAACAGCGTGTGGTGGTGCGTGAGATTGCGTATTTGCTGACATTGATTGACGACCCGACGGGCGTATCAATGTACGTTGATAAGTTATCTGCCATTTCGGGTAAAAAAGGCTTTTGGAAGGAGGCTATCAATGCGGAGAAGAAACGCATCGAGGAGGAAGAGAAACGAGAACGAGGGGAGGCGGTGGACGATCTCTATAAACGCTTTGGCTTTTATGTGGAACAGGGCAAGTACTTCTCTATCACAGAGAAGGGCAATGTCTATGAGTGGTCTAACTTTACAATGGAACCGCTTTTCCACATCAAGGACAATCTCTCTCCAAAACGTCTATATACACTAACAAACGAATTACACATGAAGGTTTTGATTGAACTCAACCAAGAGGACTTGGTCAGCATTTCTAAGTTTAAGCAGAAGATCGAAGGACAGGGCAACTTTATTTGGAAAGCTACAGAACGTGAGCTTACCAAACTCAAATCGTTTCTCTACGAGAAAACGGAAACGGCTTCGCAAATCAAGCAGATGGGCTGGCAACGTGAGGGCTTTTATGCTTTTGGTAATGGGGTGTTCTTCAAAAATAAGTTTTACACAGCTGATGAATATGGCATTGTGCGATTGCCCGACTTGGGCAATTACTACTTGCCTTCTTCATCGAAGATATACAAGGATGATGCTCGGCTTTTCACGTTTGAAAAGCAGTTTGTGCATCTCAACTACTCTTCTGTTACGCTGGAAGAGTTTACCACGCAACTTTTCAAGGTGTTTGGCGATAATGGGCGGATAGGCTTCGCGTTTTATCTCGCCACGCTCTTTCGTGATGTGGTCACAAATGCTTCGGCAGAGCATTGGTTCCCGATTCTCAATCTCTTTGGTCCGAAAGGTAGTGGTAAGTCGGAACTGGGACATACCTTGCTTGCACTCTTTACCATTGCTTACAAAGCTCCGAATATCCAAAACTCAACAATCTCTGCCCTCAATGATACGGTAGCAGCTTCGGCAAATGCCTTAGCCCACATTGATGAGTATAAGAATGACCTCGACCCCAAGGTCATTGAGTTCTTGAAGGGTCTGTGGGACGGCACGGGACGTAGCCGTATGAACATGGATTTGGACAAAAAGAAGGAGGTGACAGCCGTTGATGCTGGCATTATCTTGTCAGGACAAGAGATGCCCACGGCTGATATTGCGCTCTTCTCGCGATTGATTTTCTTGCAGTTTCCGCGTTCCACGTTCACGCAAGAAGAGAAGAAGAATTATATGCGCCTCATGGAGATGCGTTCGGGTGGTTTGACACACCTCACCATCGCTCTTCTCAAATACCGCAAGCGGTTTGAGGAGCGTTTTACGGGTACGCTCAAAGAGGTACGCAAACAGGTAAGTGTTGCTTTGCAAGGCAAACAATGCGAGGACCGCATTGTAAATAACTGGTGTGTGCCGTTGGCGGCATTGCGTGTACTGCAAGATGCAGTTCCTACGCTGGCTTACGATGACCTTTTCAAGATTGTCATCGAAGGTATTCTCAAACAGAATGCGGAGTGTAAAACCAATGGTGAGCTGGGCAGCTTTTGGAATGTGGTGCAGTATCTTGCGAGTGAGGGTACCATCAATGATACGGGCGATTTTGTCATTCGCTACCTCACCAAACTCAAAACGGACATAGTAGATACTTCTTGGCTGGATAAACGGGCGGTGTTGTACATGCAGACTTCACGTATCTTCAATCTTTATCGCAAGGAGGGACGCAAGACGGACGAGAAAACCTTGCCCACTGATGCGCTCAAATACTACCTGGCCAACAGTGCTGCTTATCTCGGTCAGAAGGTGGTGCGCTTTATTGTGTTCCGCAATGGCTACCCTGTATTGGACTCTGCCAAGCAGGACAAGCATGGCAACCCGGCTAAACTCTCTCAATCGGCACGCAGCTATTGCTTTGACTACCAGAAGTTGGTGGATCAATTCGGCATAAATCTAATTACGGGGGACTCGGACGATGAAGAGGAATAATCTGTGGCAAAAAAAATATTATTATTTTTTTGGGGGGTAGAAATATATCTATATATTTGCAAATGCATGTTTAACTACTAATTTTTATGATATGAAAAAGACTCTATTCATGCTTCTTGCTTGTTTGTTTTGCGTCTTTGCACAAGCACAGACTAAGGTAGAGGTCAGACTTACAGATGGCAAGGTTGTGAAAGGTACTACCAGGACCTTGTTCTCTGTTGATGATGCAAACTCTATTAAGGTGAAAGACGCCAAGGGGGAAAAGAAAACCTACAAATCCACAGAGGTAAAAAATCTTCGCGTTTACGATGACAAAAGCCAGAAATGGTACACCTTTGAGGCTTTGAAAGCGCAAAAAGCGTTACCAAATGTGTGGAACAAGAATCCGAAACCTTATAGCGACCCTGTTTTTTTGCAGGTAGTTTATGAAGGTAAGAACGTCACGGGATATGTTCACAACATTTCCACGCGGACCAACACTAAGACCCTTCAGCTGACAGGTACGGGAGGTATGCTCTACTTCAAGTTGAAGAACGAAGATGTAGCTCGCGCTTTTTGGATGAGTGCGGCGGTTGGTTGGAGAGCAGAACTCAAATTGGTCTTCAAGGATTTTCCTGTAATGAAACCCGTTATCAAGGAACTTGACTCAAAGTCTTTCTATGCAGACCCATTTGCGCTGATCAAAACATTTGATGGACTTTTGGAAAAAAAATAAGATTGTCTGAAGGAATAAAGAGCATGGTACGCTCATCTGAAATAGGTGATTGTACCATGCTTTTTTTGTTCACTCCTGCTCGGACGAGGAAGAGGAATAGTCAGCGGAACTTTTCGTTTATTACAAAAGGCACGGAGCTTTCACCCCGCTTCCGTGTTTTTGTGTTTTAGAGGTACATGACCATCGCAAAAGGTGCAGCCCGTCCTAATCCCATGCAAAGCGTTCGTTATCGAAGGAGAGAATGCTCATCATGCTATCCAATCGCAGCACGGAACAATGGTATCGGCAAAATCCTCCTCCGTCTCAAATTTTCCTTTATGCGTGGCGAGAGCGAAAAATCGCTGTAACATTTGTAACATTTGTAACACTCTCATTCTCAGACATCTAACAGTATTCATTTCTTGTAATCGAATGTAATTTCTTGTAACATTTCTCTCAATACCATGCTTTGGGGAAGCCTTTTCATCTTAAAAGCGGTGGCGGTACCCTCTTCATCATCATGCAGCAGGGCGGTTTTATGAACTCCTCGCTGCTGTCGAAAACGTACAAATCCTTATCGCCAATCTCCCATGTCAAGGTTGTACTTCTTGTTCGTGCCTTTTATGGAGGCTGAACCCACAGGCATTCAACAAGGTAAGGCTGCATTCATGGAGCGCTCTGCCGAACCTAACTTTAATGTTTGAACTTCTGCGGTGTCGTGCCCATTTCTTGATTTGAATGTTTACCCGTGACGGCCTACGGGCGGAGAGATTTTTCCTGATGCAAAGGTAATGCGAGCGTGAACGGACAAGTACCGCGTTGCTATGGCTGCACAAAAAATCCGACAACTTTCCTTCTTTTTCCTCGTACCTCAAAAAAAGGAGGTATTTCAGATTTTTTCTTTGCCATTACTTGCTCCTGTGTTCACTTCCTCTCGCATTCTTTTCGCATCGTAAAAAGTCCTCACCCGGAGGACATCACTTAAAGTTTCACATTCAAATTCTATTAAGAAATGGACACTAACAACACCACATCAGCTCTTCAAACATTGAAGTTAGGCTCAGCAGAGCGCGAAGAAAAATTGCAGCCTTACCTCGTTGAACACCTATGGGATCAGCCTGCTGTTTATTGCGGCACATACAAGAAGTACAACAATGGCTCATTGGACGGAGCTTGGCTGGATCTGGAAGCATTCGACAGCTACGAGGAGTTCCTTGAAATATGTGCCCTGCTGCACGATGACGAAGAGGATCCCGAGTTCATGTTTCAAGATTATCAAGGCTTCCCCGAAGCATGGTATTGCGAGAGCTGCCCAGGGGAAGATACATTCAACAAGATTATAGAATACTGCCAGCTGTCTGAAGATGAGCGCGAGGTTTACGATGCTTACTACGAATGTACAGGTGATGATTCTTTCGCCCACGCCAAGGATCACTACGTGGGAAAATTTGATTCGGAGGAAGCTTTTGCCGATTATATCATCAGTGAGTGCTACGATTTGGACAGCATGATGGGTAATCTCTCCTTCTACTTCGATTACGAACGCTATGCAAGGGATTTGTTCATGACGGACTACACCTTCTGCGATGGTTATGTCTTCAACAATTACTAAAAACACGGGAGCGGGGTGAAAGCCCCGTTCCTTTTGAAACCCTACTAATGGGTAAAATGTGTTTATATGTCTGTCTACTAAAAATACTTATAGAGGGCAGACGGGACTTTTATTTCGTTGGGCTTCTTTGTATCTTTGTATCGCTTTCAAATAAAACTTTTGTACTCCATGAGTGACTATCTTGTCTACATAAAAATGCCATCGTATTTGCGCCAATGGTTCGTTCACCGTCACAGCGGTTCCGAGCCAGTGGTGCTCAGGCAAGGTAGCATAGAGTCGAAGTTGATAAAGTTGGCACAAAGCCGCCAACCCGACGACTTCTTTCCTCCGCTTCAAAAGGAGGACGAGGTGGCTATTTGCATTCCTTACTCCAAGGCACGCGACCCACGTACCTACAACTATATCTCTCCCACGGGCAAGAAGGCATTGCTTGATAACATCAAGAATGCTTTTGCCGTGGATTGCTGGAATTTCCTGCATGACTTCGGGCATATCGGTCAGCAACAAAAGGAACTGATCTATTTGTATATGGAGCAACGGGGCATCAAGGAGGACGGCACTTGTTGGGACAGCATTGCGAAGGCTTATCAGCGACTTCGCAAGAACTACCTCTCAAACGAGAGTAGAAAAAGAACCCGACAACAGCAAGCTGAAAAGTCACAAGCAGAAAGCCAAGAGTTTGTAGAACATAATTGTTAATACCGAAGTTAGACATGAACAGATTGCCGGGTATCAGCCATATTGCATACGTATCGGCTGAAGCTCTCACACCGCACATCACCTTGCAGGCGATAGCGAAGGTGCCAGTGGGCATCTTTGCTCGGCTTTCTTTTATTCCGTTCAACAAGCGCACTGCGCTTTGTGAAACAGAAACGGAGTTTGATAACAACTGCACGCTTGAAACGGCTACGCTGACTTTCTACTCTCACGAAAACTTGCCATCGGGCAATCTTTGCTTTGTGGTGACAAGTGTGAATGGGGAGCAATATCTCATCGGGACAAGGGAGGCGCCTTTCCCTTTTGTTAAAAAGGAACAAACCACGGGGCTGCCTGATGGCGACGCCAACACCACAAAATACACGGTTTCCTACTCAAATCGGGTGGCTTTGATTCCGATTTCGGGCTAAAATCCCTCGATTTTGTAACTTTTTGGGGGTATTTGTAACAGCGAGTAACTTTTTTGTGTTTTCAGAACGCTTGAAAATCAAGCAGTTGAGAAAAAGTTACAGATGTTACAAATGTTACAACGAAAAAGGTCTCGCGCGAGCGCGAAACAAAAATTTCTCTGACGCAACATTTTCATAAATTTATACTTTTGAACGATGGGCAGGTGCAGCCGTGAGGTTCCACCTGTCTTTTTTGCTTTTTATATGTGCGTATATCTTTGCCATAAATAATACACGCGATTATGGCAAAGAACAAATACCAACTTCATTTGAAAGGCTATGTGGGCAGCTGGGACTTTGATGCTGACTACGTGGACTATATTCTGGGCAAGAACCCTGACAAGGAGGTGGCGGTGCTGATTGACAGTCCTGGCGGACAGCTCAATACGGCATTAAGTATCTCTTCTGCTTTCAAGCGGCATGGCAATGTCCATGCGCACTTTGTGGGCATGAACGCGAGTGCTGCCACCATCGCTTCGATGGGTGCCAAGCACATCACCATGGACAAGTCTGCCATGTATCTTGTGCATCAATGTGCACTTCCATTTTTTGAGTATGGCAATCTCAATGCCACGGGCATGAGCCAGCTCATTGAAAGTCTCGGAAAAGCCAAGACGGATTTGGAAAAGATGGACGCAAATGTGGCTACGATGTATGCCACACGCTGCAAGAAAGAGCCAAAGGCTTTGCTTGACCTCATGAAGGTGGGCGGCTGGCTTACCGCACAAGAGGCACTGGATTGGGGCTTTGTAGATGAACTGACAGAGTTCGAGGACGAAACTGCTCCTGTACTCACGGCTTCTCTCGCTGCCGACTTTCAGGCGAATGGCATTCCGCTACCGAACGTCCCCAAGAGCAAGTCGGAAGAAACGTTTTTTCAAAAGATGGCGCAAGCGCTTGCTGCCGTTTTCAAACCAACACAAGTAAACAATCAACATACCCCGAAACCTATGAACAAGGTCTACAAAAACATTTGCAAGTTTCTTGCTTGCGAGCACTTTTCCGTAGAAGAAGGAAAGGTGACGCTCACCGAGGAACAGATGGATAACATCGAATGCTCCTTGCAAGCCAACCACGATATGATAGCGGAGCTATCTATCAAGGTAAAGAACGCGGAGGACGAGAACAAAAAGCTCACCGAGACGAACAAGTCGCTCGATGAAGCAAACAAGACGCTCGAAGCGAAAGTTTCCAACCTCCCTGCTGCATCAACCACGGCAGTTGTGGACGACAAAAAACACGAGGAACATGAACCCACAGCTTACGAGCAGTTCATCAATGCTGGCGAAACGGCACGCAAGCTCTATGACAGTTTACCCTAGTAATCTTATAACCTCATAACCTTAAAACTCCAAACTAACATTATAACCTCATAACCTCAAAACTTAAAACTCATTCCCATGGCTGGAAAATTCTCTTTCACCCTACAAGAATATAAGGACGCGGCACGCAAGTACCGCTCCGACTTCCTCCGCTTGCCGATTATCGGCTGCGAGGAAACGCTCAAATTCATGACAGGTCGCCCTGGTATTCGCTACAAGGAAAGTGTGGGTACGCTCACCGCTGGGGCGCAGTTCGCTCCTTACAAGCCCTCTCGCAAGACAGATGCCAACTTGAAGTTGGACTACCGCACCTTGGAAACGTTCTTCGGTTCGGTAGTGGCTAACTTTGAACCTAACTCTGCCATCTCAACCTTGCTCGGCACAGGTGCCACCAAGGGAGACGGACAGAAGTCTACTCCCACAGCTCGCGAGGTGTTGGGACTGATTGCCAAGTCGCTCTCTGAAAACCTGAACATGGCGATTTGGAAAGGCACGCGCAATGCGGACGGTGATACCACAATGGACCTTTTCGATGGTTTTGACACCATCACGCAAAAGGAAGTCACTGCGGGTACGATTGCTGCGGAGCATGGCAATTATCTGAAACTGGACAAGGCGATCACGGAAGCAAACGCGGTTGATGTGGCAAAAAAGATTCTCTTCTCGCTCGATCCGCGTTTGCGCTCACAGGAACTTTTCCTGTATTGCTCGCAGGATTTTGTAGATATGTACAACGAGGCGTATCTTCTTACGCACTCGGCTATTCCGTACAACACGAAGTACAACCAACCCACGGTGGAGGGTTCTAATGGCAAACTCACTTTCTGTCCGTTGTGGAACAAGTCGGACTCGAAGTTCATGCACGTGTCACCCAAAATCAACATGCTTTATGGCTATGACCAGATGGGCGACATCGAAAGTGTTGATGTGGAACGCTTTGAGCCGTTTGTGCTTTCTTACATTGCCACCATGTTCTTTGGCGTGCAGTTCGAGAGCATTGACAAGCGACGCTTGAAGGTTATTGAACTGGCTGAACAAGGTTGATAATCAGTGGAGAAAGGTGGGCGCGGTGGTAATTTATCTTGATTGTCACCTCGCGCTTGCCTGCTATCCAGACTAAATATTTTCAGAAAAATGGCAAAGACTTGCACATCACTTCAAAAGTCGCTCGGCTGGTGCCAAGGCACGCCTGAGCTTCCCGGCGTTCGTCGCCGTATCTATTATACTTCCAAGGGCGACATTGCCCAATGGCCCACACTTCCACGTGACGAGAACGGACGGGTAACTGCTGCCACGTACACGGGCAGTTTTACCCTAAAGGCTGATGCCAAATGGAAGTATATCGACATTCTTCCCGAAAAGTCGCAACTCACCTCTGAGGCACAGGGCGAGTTGCCCAGTCAGACGCAGTTGAACAAGCTGACTGCTGTTCACCCTGGGGTGGGTGCAGAGGCGAGTGCCGCTTCTGCTTATCTCAACAACAATGACAATGTGTTCTTGGTGGAGGATATGAAGGGCAAATATCGTGTAGTGGGATCTGAAGCCTGGACTACCAAGACTACGGTGGCACAGGACCTTGGTCAGGGTGCCACTGGTACCACAAGCACCACCATTGCGGTAGAAGCTACGGACGAATGTCCTGCGCCTTTCTACGAGGGTACTATCACAACAGAAGAAGGTGACATCGAAGCTGCTTAGTCAGTTTGTAGTTTTGAGGTTATAAGGTTATAAAGTTTGTTCTTGGAACAAAAGGTAATCTTATAACCTCATAACCTTAAAACCCAAAACTTAATATGATTGATTTGGGGGAAATCTTAGAAGAGATCAACGTCCCAGACCTTTCGTGTCCGCTTGCTTTGGAAAGCAAGGACAACAAACTTACCCAAGGCAAGGACATTTTTGCCGAGCAAAAACGTCATGCTTGGGATAAGTCGGTCGAAGCGCGTTGCGACTTCTCCCGTAAAGTCCGCATCACGCGAAGGGCAGATGTGTTCTTTATCTCGCTTTGGCAGAAGTCGCTCTATGGGCGCACATTAACCGATATAAAGGGCGATGACAACATGGTGGACTTCTTTGCGGAGAATGTGGCTCCGCTCATTGCCGACATTTTGGGCAATGAACTAAAGCAGGGTAATTGGTGTATTGTCACCACGCCCAAGCGTAGGCACTTGGTCAAGAACTTTGCCACACGCATAAGTGAAAAGATAGCAGTCTTGCTATCCATTCCCTTTTACGAAGATGTGGCGCATTGCCATAGCAAGAAGCGCATTGGAGCTGTGTTCTCGCTCAACGTGTTGCCACGTGAGCAGAACTGCATCGTGTTCGATGATTTCGTGACTACGGGTTCCACGCTCAAAGCAATGAAAAACCTTTTGCTTGAACATCACAAGAATTGTGTGTTCTTCACGGGCATCAACAATAAGTTGTGATGCTGACTTTATAACCTCATAACCTCCAAACTTAAAACTACACCTCTTATGGACAAAGAATTTACCAATAAACTCCAGACATGGCTCTCCCTGCCTCGCGAGGAACGCGATTGGGACGAGGGCGCTTTGATGCTCCTGCAACTGACAGGCAACAAAATCATGTATCGCAACCTCAGTGTGAACCCTGAGGGCAAGGCTAACTTCATTGAAGGCAAACTCCAGCAATACTTGGAGTTCCGCTTGGCGGAATTGACACATGAACAGGTCAAGGAGATGCAGCACGCTGTCGAGGAGATAGTAAAAGAGCATACCGAGTTTAAGAGCGATGACAACGAGGCAAAGAACTTTAAAGCTGGTAAGCGAGCTGACCATGACACGCTACCCGAAGAAATCCAGGCTCTCTATGTCGAGAACCTTGATTTGGTGCATCGTATGCGTGAACTTCATTTGAAGCTCCGCACGATGAGCACGACGGACTCCACTTGTGCGGACTCCGACCGCTATCCTTTCCTCAAAGAATTTATCAAATTGGATAAAAAGCTGCACGACAATTGGGACGTTTATGACCATTTCGTGACAAAGGCAGAAACGGCAGAAAGTGCAGAAGAGGCAGAAGCGAAACCTAAAGCGAAGAAAAACAAGAAGGCATGAAACGCTCGGCATCGATCTCTGATTATTTGAAGCCATTGGCAGATACGCCCAACCAAGCCTATCTGACCAATGCGTTGCAGGTGGCAGATGTCTTGGAGTGGATATTGCAGCAGGTGGGGAAGTCGAAGGTATGGCAAACTTCGTTTTCCATTTCGGAAGAGTTCTTGCGTAGACTTTTCTTTATCGAAAAGAGAGGCAAGGTGTTGGAGTTTAACCTGGTGTTGGATCACAAGGCTACGAACAAGACCTTGAAACTCTGGTCGTTCATCTGCCAAGTGATGAAACGTACCTATCTCGCGGATAACCACTCGAAGATCTTGCTGGTGGAGAGTGAAGCTGGTGACACCATTTCGGTAGTCACCTCGCAGAACTTGACCCGAGGCAACCGCCACGAGTCTACGTTTATTTCTACCGACAAGGCTATCTTCACTGCCTTGCACGGACAGGTGACGGACTTGATACGTAACCATTCTGTGCCACTGAATGACCTGTTTGCACAGAGGCTCACGCAGAACGGAGCGAATGATTAACCGCTCTCCTGTAACAGATTTTTCTATCCCCTATAACAGAAAAACTATTCCTATGGACTACACCGAAGAACAACTTACCCAAATCGAACAATACGCTTCCATCTATCTCAAAATATCTGATATGGCGGTCATTCTCGGCATATCAGCAACCCGACTTCGTGAGGATATTGCTGACAAGAGCACGGAGGTATCAAGGCGATACCACCGTGGCAAGGCGGCTACACGTGTGAAACTCCTGCATCAGGAGATGCAGTTGGCTTATGTGGGCAGTCCGCTGGCGCTTGAGAATACACGCAACAATTTGTTGGACATGGAAGATGATGAATAACTATGAGTTTACCGAACATTGTAGAGGCGGCTAAAGCCGACCTCTATACTGCCAAAGAGGAACTTTTGCAGAAATATGCACAATCGCAGGTGGAGCACCTGCTTCGATTGCGCAACATGGTTACTTGGTCTATTGCCAATCCTGATGCGAAGGATCGCCAGTTTGTGGACGAGGAGCGAACCCGTTACGGGTTGTCGCTCGTTACTGCGTATGCGGACTTGAAAATCGTGAAAGCCATTCTGCCCAATATGGGCGAGGCTTCGCGTGATTTTCATCGATGGCGCTATAACGAGATGATCCTTGAAACGTACCAGATGGCGAAGAAACGCAAGGACACAAAGACGATGGAAAAGGCGGCTACGAGCTATGCCAAGTTTAACCGCATTGATATTGAGGACGAGCAGAGTGTGCCGTACCACATGATTGTGGTGCAGCCTTTCTTTCCCACCACCGACCCGCGTGTGGTGGGCATCAATCCTGTGCCAAACATTGATGAGCGTATTCGCAAACTCACACGTGAGTTAAGCGATACGCACCCCGATACGGAGAATGTGGAATATGAAGAAGCGGATTTGCCGTTGGACGAAATCTTTAAGAAGGAAGATGATGGACAAGGAGAAAACGAATGATAAGCACGTGGACACCTCGCTTTGGGACGAAGAAAGCAAGGCACACGCTAACCGCGTGTATTTCAACAAACCGCAGCTTTTGACACAATATATCGGTGCCAAAACCACCGTGATTGTGGCTGGACGACGCACGGGCAAGACGGATTCTATCGCCTCGCCCTTTGTGCTGCGCAATATGCAACGTATGCCGGGAAGTACGGGAGGAATTGTCGTGCCTACTTTTAAGCATGGATTAACGAACACGCTTCCCGGTCTGTTTGCTGCTTGGAAACGGTGGGGCTACATCAAGGGGGTGCATTATGTGGTGGGACGCAAACCTCCGCGCTCGTTTGCGAAACCTATCACGGAACCTGCGGATTATGAGCATGTGGTGACTTTCTATAATGGCTCTGTCGCCATTATCATTAGCCAAGACCGCCCTGGCTCGTCGAACTCGCTGACGCTTTCTTGGCTCCTCATTGATGAAGCCAAGTTTATTGATTATGACAAGCTGAAGGATGAAACGCTGCCTGCTAATGGTGGTATTCGCTCTTACTTCGGGCATCACTCGTTCAACCATTCGATGATGGTTTTGAGTGATATGCCACAAACCACGAAGGGGTCGTGGTTTCTGCATTATGAGCAGAAGATGGATAAGGAACTGATTGATACCATCAAAGGAACGATCTATAAGATTTGGCAAACCAAACAGCGAATTGCTGATTTGAAAGCAGCTCATCAAGCTGTACCTGCTTACTTGCCGAGCTATCTAAAATGGCTCGACCAATCGCTGAACAAGATGCAATCGGTGGCTGTTTACTACAAGGAATACTCCACTCTCGAAAACTTGCAGTTGCTCGGTGAGGAGTATATTCGTCAGATGAAGCGCGACTTGACGCCTAAAACTTTCCAAACTTCTATTCTCTGCCAAAAGATTGGTATCTCGCACGATGGTTTCTACTCTTCTATGCAGGAGTGGCACAAGTACGATGCTTCGGATTTTGGGTACTTAGATAGTTTGGGCTATGACCGAATTATCGAAGAGGCACAGCAGGAGCGGTATTCCATACGCTCGCTGAGCAACTTTTCCTCGCTTCACTCGTCCTTGGATTGTCGCACTGATGCGGATCTCGACCCAATGGCTCCACTCTGTATTGGCATGGACTACAATGCCAATATCAACTGGATTGTGTGCGGTCAGCCTCGCGGCAACCGCCTTAATGTGCTCAAATCTTTTTACGTAAAGTTTGAGCGCAAGATTCCTGCGCTCATTGCAGACTTCTGCACATACTATGCGCCTCATGCCAACCACAGTGTCATCTATTACTATGATGCCACCGCTCTTGGCTCGAACTATGCTGTGAACGACCAAGACTTTCATTGGGTGGTGGTACATGAATTTGAACGTCATGGCTGGAGCGTGCAAGATGTGTATTTGGGCAACCCCATGCGACATGATGAAAAGTATTTGCTCATCAACCAGGGATTTGCCGGGAAGCAACGGCTCATGCCGTACTTCAACCGACAAAATAATGATGATCTAATTCTTGCGGTGCAATCGGCTGGCGTGGAACGCGGAAGAAATGGCTTTCGCAAAAACAAGTCTACAGAGAAAAATCCAGAGTCAGAGGAGGACTTGTTGGAGCATCGCACCGATGGCACTGATGCTTTCGATACGCTGTATATTGGGTGTGAAAAGTTCCCGCAGCATGATTTTTATGGCGTTGCGGTGGGTGGTGTGAGATAAATTTGAAGAATCTTATAATAAAGTTCGTATAATTTTGGGGAGGAGTTTGAAATTGTTGTACTTTTGGGCTTTCAAAGTATTAACAATTAAAAGTTGCGCCCGACACAAATTTAGGGATTCATCTATGAAATTCACAGAATCAGTTAAAACCGTCTATTCAAAGTATGCTACATTTTCAGGAAGAGCCACACGCTCCGAATATTGGTGGTTCGTACTTTTCTTGTATGCAACAATTTTGTGTGCTGTCTTATTAGGTGTTGCAACGGGGATTGATAAACCAATTTTAGCTCTGATAGGCATATTCGTAGCTATATCTTTTATTCCTATTGTAGCTCTTCGTGTTCGTAGATTACATGATATTGGAAAGTCTGGTTGGTGGATTTTCTTGGGATTAGTTCCATATATTGGAGAAATCATACTATTCATATTCTCTGTAATGGGAAGTGATGGTGAGAATGAATATGGCCCCGATCCTTTTGATGAGAATTAATATATTCTACCCCCATTCGGGCACTCCTTTCCTTCAGCCGCCATGCGCATTCTCTCTTGCTGTGCATGGCTGCTTTTCGTGCGCTTAGATGCGATAACAGTGCGGTGGTGTTGATTAAACCCCGAATTTTATAAAGCAAATTCTAAATGTGAATATGAAAAAGAATTTCTCTAAATTACATTTTAGCTATCTTATGATAGTCTTGAATGTTCTGATGATTGGTATTTTTTGTGGATGTTCAAAAAATGAGTCCAATTATATTTCCCATATCAATGACACTATAAGTCTGAGTCTTTACGATGTTCACTTGGGAGATTCATTGTCTGTTGTAAGAACAAAATTTAGGAACTTAACTTTTGTTCCCTTGGATTCGTTGTCTTCTTACGTACCAATAGAAAATAAGATGAAAGTTGTATATGAAGAACTCGGTATATCAGTATACACTACTGACACTACATTCATTGCAGACCACACAGGTTGGCAACATACGGAAAATGGTTCTCCGAAAGATTTCCCTTTAAAAACTACAAAGCATCTAGCAAAACTCATATTTTTTATAAAAGACCAAAAAGTACTTCAAGGTGAAATTCTTATTTTCCCATATATAATTGATGACATTAAAGGAGTTGAACTTAGTAGTAATGATTTTATTAAGTCAATTCAAAAACTTTACGAAAAAAAATACAATAATCCTGATTCTATTTTAGTGTATAATAGAGAGTCTAGGGAATCGGCTACATATTCAATTGATACCGACTCTATTGCAAAGGTACAGATAAACGAAGATATCGAAGCAACCGATAATAAATTTGCAAGAAACAATTCCTTAGCTTCAATATGGAGTTGGAAAAATGCTAATATTATTGCGGAATGGGATTTTCAGCCATATAAAGATGGGGATTGGTTTTGGAATAATTGTTGTATGGTTAGAATTATCTATACTGATTTGAATGCAGTAGAATTAGAATCAAAAAGAAGACTAAAATTAATCAGATTACAAGAACAAGATAGTATAAGGAGAATCAAAAAAATAGAAAATGATAATGTGGAATTGCTTAAGAAACAAGTAATTTGAATTAATCATCAAAGCCCACCCTTTCGGGCAATCCTTTCTTTCAGCCGCCGTGCGCATTGGCTCTCTTGCTGTGCGCATGGCGGCTTTTTCGTGCGCTTGGGTGTGGAGAAGTGGGAGAGGTGGGCTACATGGGTAGGGTTTAGATGTGGGGCGGTGGCAAGCGCCTTGCTTCGGCAATCTCGTGACGTGGCAGAAGCATTATCGGAGATATTCTTGGTAGCCCCATGCGCTTTGTCGGAAGGCGAAAGCGCATAGCCTTGGACTTTTGCAGTATTCGCAGCATTGCCACCGTTCATTGATACGAGCCAGATGTGGGTGGCTTTTGCTCAGATTTTACCACTGGTAATGAGGATAAGATGGTCGCTTTCTCTCATTTTCTTAGATTTTAAGTGTGTGACGATGTGGATTTGAAGAGGTTGGTTTCGATGAGATGTTCATCATGCTGTCAGCAGAGATTTTTGGCGATGGTGGCAGCTCCGGCATAGCTTGCCCCGACAAACATATCCGGCATGCCTTCTTCGTATCTCCATCACCACCTGACAGATGACGTGGGGTCGTCTCCTCTGCTACGATTTCCACACCATTGACGCACTCGGAATGGACAGTGTGTGTCATATTTATACTATCGTCCATTTTTTACAAGGGGCAGCAAGGTGCTCCCATTATTTTTCCTGTGCAAAGTTGGCATGAAGCGGCTTTGCGGCAAGGGCGCGTTTCTCTTATCACAAAAATTTTTCAGAAAAAGATGTTCGTTCCTCTGCACTTTTTCCAAGCCCGTGAAGGGTGAAAATTTTTTGCGCTATCCCTTGTCCTCCAAGCCTAATGACTTCATGCCCTTAATTGCACGTAAAAATCAAGGGAGCACCCCGATGCCCCTTCTCAAGTAAAAAATCTTCAAAAGTATAAATTATCATGACACACACTGCTGTACATTCCGAGTTCGTTTCAATGGGTTTCAATCGCAAGCGCAGAGTTTCCTTCCCCCACGACATCTATCAGGTGGTGGTTAATGGAGAAGAAGGCGAATATGCCGAATATGAAGTCGAGGCTGACAGCTATGCCGAAGCTACCGCCATGGCTGAAAATCTTGCTGCTGACAGCATGATCAACATCTCTTACATCGAAGTCTACCTCTTCCAATAAATCCACATCGTTCACACACATAAAATCTTACAAGAAAATGAAAGCTCTCAATCTTATCCTCATCACCAGTGGTAAAATCAGTGAAGCCACAGCCCACATCTGGGTCGTATCAATCAGCGGTGACAATACTTCTCGCGTCTACTGCAAAAGTCCTTACAAGGCTATGCGCTATGCCTTCCTCCTTAAAAAGCGCACGGGGCTGAACATCTCCGATAATTGCCTCTGCCGCGTCAGCCACGAGATTGCACGAAGCAAGGCGCCCGCCACCGCCCCCGAGGGTTCTGCCCCTGCTCCCATGCAGCCCGCCTCTGCCGCTCCTACCACCACACCCAAGCGCACGAGAAAGCCTGCCGCCAAGCGCACTACACGCAAGAGAGCCAATGCTACGGCTTGAAGCTGAAAGAAAGGATCGCCCGAAAGGGCGGTCTTTTCCGTAACCCGATGTTTGTGCGATATTGCGAGGGTTATAACATTTCCCGAGTTTTATGCAGTATAATTATAATCCACAGGGCTTTAGCTTTACTTCGAGCATTCCCGATATATTCAAGGTGTCTGACTTTCAAGGCAGTTCCGTGTATCTGGCTATCTACATCAACCGCAGCGAGGAACCTGTATTCTCTACCACGCTTTATGCCTATGGTGGACAGGCGAGCATCTATGATTTGCGCAGCATTATTGAGAACTACATGGAGGCAAAGCAGCTGGTGCATGCCACGTGCAGTTTCCGTATGCAGGTGGACCGCAACGATTATACTTTGGGCGAGTTTACTTTGATTTACTGTAAACTGCAAATGCTAAGGACAAACTGCGAGCTGTTCCTGCAATCGCATTTTCTCACCACGCACGCGGTGCGTTTGGTGCCGCATGGCTTTCAGTTTGATTTGCAGTATATCGTTCTTCCCGGTGAAACGGGGCAGTGTGCCACGCAGTATGTGATCCAACGCGATGACAAGGACACGCCCGAAACGCTGACTATATCTGATACTCCCATTGCTGCCAAGCAGTTTGATTTATGTTACGAGGACATCAATGAAGAGGAACTTTTGGGTTACTTGCCCCAAGGGGTAAGTGGCAAACTCTTGTCTGTTACGCTTTTTCGTGGGAAACGTACTTTCACGTTCTTCTTGACCGATGAAGTTCCCACGCTTACACTGATCTTTCAGAATGAATTCAATGTGAATGATACCTTGTACCTCACTGCCCAAACCAAGCGCAAGGTTTCCTTTGATCGCAGCTTTGCCGTATGTTGTGGAGAATCGTCTGCATACGATGATAATACGGAGGTAGAATACGAGAGCGAGACGTCCTCGCTTTCCTATTCCTTTGCCCGTCATCTTACGCAGGCTTTGCAGTCTCACAAACTCTACTTGATCTCTCCCGAATTTCCTGTGGGCAGTTCCATTCTTATTACTGACATCGAAAGTGAACTTTCTGATGCCACCAATGCGAACAACCATGTGAAGTTCAAGTGGAAACCGCTTCGCAAGCAGGTGCCTTTCACCGTTCCTCGCTCACATAATATCTTCAACCAGGTTTACAACAATACTTTCGACTAATGCCCCACGCTATTCATATCACCACGCTCAAACGTATGCTCCAATCTCCCGAACCTGTAGACCTCAAACTATGGACGCGCTCGGGTGAAATCCAATGCTGGCACCGCTGCGTCTCTCTCCGCTACGACTTCTACAAAGGCACGCGAAGAATGAAACTGCTAGATAGTAATGAAATTCGGCAGTTGAGAGATGTGTGCGTGTTTGAAATTAATGGAATGGAGGTGTTTATGTAGATAAATGGCTACCAAAATATATTAAATGGTTGCCAAAATAGAATTTTATTTGTACATTTGCGGTGTAATAATAAAACTCTAAGATTATGGTAATTGTAAGCACAAGAGACTTTCGTACCAACCAAACCAAATACTTGAATTTGGCGAAAGCAGGAGAGCACGTTGTCCTCAAATCGCGTGCAGGAAATTTCCGTATTTACCCCGAAAATTCCAATGAGGGAGCAATACAAGCTCCTCGCGACTTAATGGTTGAATTGAAGAATGCTTTGTCAGAAGTAAAGGAAGCCATTGCAGGTAAAAGAGTACTTCAATCAGCTGAAAGTTTGCTCGATGAGTTATAGTATTAAAGTGTCAGGCAGTTTCGCCAAGGAAGCCAAACGCCTTGCAAAGAAATACCCGAGTTTTAAGAAGGACTACGAGATCTTTTTGGAGAGCCTTCAAGAAAATCCATTGCAAGGTGATGAACTTACACCTGGTATTCGAAAAATTCGTATGGCCATCAAGTCAAAAGGTAAAGGTAAATCTGGTGGTGCACGTGTTATTACGTACAATGTAATTGCGGAACAACACAATGGTATAATAGCATTACTTCTCATTTATGATAAATCTGACTTTTCAACAGTTGATGTGAGTGTTGTAAAACAGATAGTACAGGATGAGGGCTACGAAACAGAGTAAAATATGACAATAAAATAACCACTATCGAAGATGTGAAGGCTTTTGCCAAATACTTGACAAACGATCTTCATCTCAACTTTCACCCCGACGATGATTTTTCGTTTTACGTAAACTACGAAACGAAAGGACCTACTTTCTCACCCGAAGAGGCTGCAAAGTACAATGCTCTCATGAATGAGTGCTTTGATGTTTGCGAAAAGGCAAATGTTGATGTTTATGATGTCATGGGAGAATATTTGCAAAAAGCAGTATTTGCTTAGATACCAAACACCCTTGCAAGTTATGTGGCTTGCAAGGGTGTTTTACTTCAGTTTTCTTAAAACTGTATGCCTACTTTCAAACCAATATTATGTTCTTACCAAAGAATTTTTGCAAACGACCAAAAAGATATATTGAATTGAAAGCAATATGCAAGTCTAATACATTAGAGATTGTTCTTTGTTGATAATATCACACAAATCGCTAAAATCCTTGTTGTACACATCTGCAATTATGTATTTTGCAGGAAGGGAAATGCCTTTTAGTTCAAGTCCCTTCTTTATTTCGTTAAGACTTTCTCTTGAATATCCTATAATGTAGATGTCGCTAAGATGATTTTTTTCCTTGAAGAACTTTTCGTAGTATTCAAAATCAATTCCATGTACGGAATGACCAAAAATGACGATTCTTTTTGAGCTACATAAATCTCGATAAAACTTGGATTTTGTATTATTCTCTAAATAATGACATTTTCGTAAAAACCAAAGGTCTCTTGGTACTCTGTCATCTTCATCTATTCCGAAAACAATATTTTCTTCCAGTTTACCATGAATATTATATACATACTCTGCCATAGTTGAAATGTTTTCCGTTAAAGGTTCTGTAATAAAAATTTTTATGTAACGCATTAACAATAGATTAGGATCTGTATAATTAAATGTTACAAATCGAAACTTAGGTAGATTGAATTTCTCTATAAATTCATCATACCTGTTCTCTATGTTTTCATTCCACGCTGTTGCACCAGAACCATCGCAACCAAATAATGCACATAAGATTTTTGCTGCTGCATGATATTCACCGTTTATAGGGCGAGCATCACCAATAAACTCGCGAAGTTCGTCTTTCAGTAAGGTTAATGCAACATGACAATCATTTATTATAGGTTCCGAAATTTCAGCGTTTTTTATAGCAAAGTCCTTTATTATTTCTTCGAAAGAATACCAATATTCCTTTGCTCCTTTCTCATATATATATGAGAGAAGTCGATTGTTCTTATATTTATCCCAAAAACCAATATCTTCCATCTTATAGAAGAAATCCTTATATCCTGTTTTCATTCCAAGATTAAGATCAAAACCATTACCTGTAATGAGCATTGTACCTATGTAATTTTCTTGTTCCATGTTACTGTGCGTATATTTAATGTTTGTTTTGTGCTATTGAATTATAAGAGACACAACTATGTGGAAAAATTATTTTATCATTTCCTTCAGTTCTTTCACTGTATATGGCGGATTTTTTCTATGTACCATTGCATGGCAGTTAGAGCACAATGGCACCAAATCCTTATCAACATCGAATACGTATCCTGGTTTCATAGCAGAAACTGGCGTAGTATGATGAACTTCTATATAATGATAGCCAATTTCACCATAAACATCATAGAAGTTCATGCCACACACAGCACAATTATATCCTTTTCTATGTAGACATAATTGTCTATTGATTGGATTACGCTCATATCGTATTGAACGTATTTCTGTAGGAGTCCCCTCTGTCTGAATTGAAGTGATGTTATCGTTTTTATTATCAATATCTGTTATAGTTAGTAGCGAAAATATGAGATCAAAGCTATATTTTGCCCATTCAGAGATAATGGAAAGATCTTTGTCTGAGGAATTACTATCAGGTATCGGCACTAGAACGATCTTGCACATAAAAGAACGCCATATGTTAGGCCACTCCTGACTAAAAGCGTTACGTCCATTTACAAGAAACTTAATCTTCGCTCCCTTATCTTCAAGCATTTCCTTGCACATTTCGAAAAGCTTTCTTTTGTCCTCCTCTGCCGAAGCCATCTCATTGAGAATATACCCACCATGTTTTTGTGGGTATATCTCAATGATAAGTCTTATGTGATTATGTATATAAACATTGACATCAAAGAACATTGCGCCATCATTTGACGGACTACAAGTATAGTGTTCTTCACCGTCAACAAGTGAAGAAGATACATCAAATGGCATTGAAAAGTAATATTCCAAATCACTTTTCAGCTTAATACATAATTCATTCATAAATTAAACACTAATCATTTTGTTCGGGGTCTGGTAAATCTGCTACCAATTTTTTCAATATGCGTGAAACAGTGAATCTCATATCCTCATAGTTTTCTATGCTCGAAGGTGAACATGTTGTATTCTCTGCTTCTGCCAACGCCCATAACAAATCATCTAATCCTTCTACAACCAAATGCTGGGCTAGATAAGGTCCATATATTTTTTTGTAGAAAGGATGAGTTTCATTAATATTTACCGCATGTTTACCATCTGCCAAAGCTGGTTCCCAAAGAGCATTACCTTCAATAGATGAAACAGGGATGACGCGATTCTGTTTGGGGTCTACGTTGCTCTTAATGGAAATCGCCTTTGTGAATGTTCCATTGTTATTGCTGATTTCCGCACTATCTTCACTTTTAGGGGTGATTTTTGAACCTTCAAGGTCAGGAGCCTTGCTATCAATGTTTTGATTAGATGGTATGTGGGCGTTTTCTCCCTTATCGTGTACAATTTTGTTTTCTTTGTCACGATAACGTTTTTCCGCTTCACGTCTTGGTGCCCCAAGGAAGTTTATAATGAATTGTGCCAACTCTCCAATAAGAAGAATTCTTGATTTTTTTATATCGACACTTAACAACTCGTCCATCTTATAATCAAATGAGAAATCTACACGAAGTAAAGAAAAGTGTGGCTCTTTTTTCATGAAACCGAACCAGTCTCCACTATGAATAAGACGGTTTTCACGATAAACATATATACCTTGAAAGTCGTTACTACCACGTGCCTCTTTTTCGGCTTCGATAGAAGAAAATTCTCCTTTCTTCGGTATTATATAAGCTGCAATATGAAACATTGCCTGTGAACCATCAGGCATATCTACAGGAACGTCCTCAATTTGTAGAGTTTCTGTCATTTCTTCCTTTGTGCAAAATGGATCCCAAGGTTTAAGTATTGCTGTATTCACAACAATCTCAACATTTTTTGCTCGTGAATCATTCACATCAAGGTATCTTTGAAATACCATGGAAAGATGAAATTTAAGATCATTGAGTATCTTAACAAGACCCTTTTGGGCATTCTTTAAAGTCTTGTAATCTTTCATCAATCGGTCCAAATTATCCCAAACAAGCAGTGTACCAGAACCTTCTCCTGCTACCATGTTTAGCATTTCCTCTTCATCTTCATCAATGGTTGGGAACTGTAACATCCAAGAGCCCTTAGCTGCGATGTAGTCCAAATCCCATTGAACTTTACGCAACTTCATTTCATCAGCAGTTCTTGACAGCAAAGAGAATCGTTTGCAAAATGCCGTAGATGCAGTTTTCAATCCAAGTCCAAACTTTCCAAGACTGTTTTTTTCTGCACGTTCCTTGGAGCCATATTTCATGGCGTTTTTAAGACCATCTAAGTCCATTCCGCAACCGTTGTCTGCGATATAGACCCGAATATTCATATTAGGATCCATATCAACATCAATGTTTACTTTGGTCGCATTTGCTGCAATTGAATTATCTACTATATCGGCTATAGCTGTATTGAAGTTATAACCGGTATCTCTTAATCCATTTACTATTCGTTCTGGATCTGGCAGAAGTTCAAAATCCTCTGCTGTTTTATTTTGAGAAGTTATTATCATAGATTTTATTATTTTTTTCTGATTGAAGGTATTAACTCTAACGCTTTTAGAATGTCCGCTCTATCTTGGCTTTGTCCGTCATTTCCGATGACAGCAGACGATGCTATATCACGTTTTCGTTCTATTCTTTCGTTTACCACTTGTTCTACAGTGTCGGTATAGTATAAACGGTATATAAATACCGTCTTTTTTTGACCTCGCCTGTATGCTCTTGCTGAAGATTGATCCTCAAGTGCAGGATTCCATTCCAAGTTGTAATGAATAACATGGTTAGCTCCTGTTATGTTTAGCCCTGTTCCAGCAGCTCTTGGGTTGAGTATGAGCATAGCTGATCCACTTAAATTGTTGAATCTGTCTACAATTTGCTGGCGTTCGGCTACTGGTGTTTCACCGTTAATTGTCCACAACTTAATTCCAAATCTGTTTGGTACATCTTTCATGAATATCTCAAACATATTTTTGTATGAAGTAAAGACAATTATCTTTTCTTCCCTGCTGACTATCTCCTCAACTATTTCACAGAAACGCTGATATTTGATTGAAACTTCTGAGGGATCGTCTAATCCATTCGTCCCTGAAATGGCATAAGGATGAGTACAATATATTCGTAATTGTTGCAACATTCCCAATGTTAACTTATCACTATCAATGTTGCTTTTCAATGAGGATAAATATTTGTTATAATCATTACACTCTAACTCGGACATTTGTAAAGCTTGTGTTGAAACTACCTTCTCTGGAAGGTCTTTAGCAACATCTGCAACCAAACGTCTTATCATAAGCGGACTAAGTATTGGTTCTATTTTCTTTCCTCCCGATACATCATCAGTTATGGTTTCTTTGTAGTTTTCTAAAGAACCAAGAAGTCCAGGCTGTACGAAATCAATGAGCGACCAAATATCCGTTACATGATTTTCAAAAGGTGTTCCAGATACAGCGATACTTCTTACCCTGTTTATGTTTTTACAAGCCTTCGCTCTTGCACTGAATGGATTCTTTATATTTTGTGCTTCATCTAATGCTACAAATTTCCATTGTATCATGTTAAACATATGGATGTCACTCACTACAGTCGTATATGAAGTTATAATAACATCGTAATTTTGGAAATCTTTGTAATTGCTTATTCGGTCATGTCCATAATGGACTGCTGTTTTTAGAGAAGGTGCAAACTTTGCACACTCACGTTTCCAGTTTACCAACAACGAAATTGGTGCAACTACGAGCATCGGAGTTTGTTGCCTTGCTTTCAGACTTAGCATTTCCGTTATTACTTGCATTGTTTTACCCAATCCCATTTCGTCACCAAGAATGCACCCATTGCTTTCCTCCAACATACTTTTTATCCACAGGAAGCCTGTTCTTTGATATGGGAAGAGGTTTGCTTTAAGAGTCATTGGAGGTTCTTCTTCATTATTTACTGGTTTCTGTAAACGTGAGGTATCAACCTCATTATTTATCAGATTTGTGCCATTCAATAGCTCATGTTCTACCAATTTAAGGTATTGTCGAATGGATATTCGTCCATTTTCCTTTATACCAGCACATATCAATAGCTCTTGAACATTAAGATTATTGCCCGAGAGATAAAACCAAGTATTGTTACTGACACACTGATCTATAATGGTACCTTCAACCACGTCTACTGGAACGTATGTTCCCCTTCTTAATGCCTCAATATTACATATTATTTCTCCACATTCGTTGTTGGTCAATTTAATGTGTATCGAAGACCCGATTTTTGAAAATCTAATATCAGGCAAGTCCTTTGTTGGATTTTCGCAACTTATACCAAATTTTCTTTCGCTCTCATCTTTTGATAAAAGGGCATAAATGTCAGAGGCATTTGGGTGGTAAACATTCTTCCCATCCTGCAATGCCAAATGATTATTGTATATAATCCAACCTGCTTTCATATTATCTATCCTTTTGTTTGGAAACGTTCAAGACTTGCGGCACTTATTGAAATGCCTTTACTCTTTGTATGGATTTGATTAAAACATGGAAGTGGTTCAGAAACGACACCTATATTCGTTTCATCATCATATTCCTCATAGTCATTCACTTTCATATCTATTGTGAAGTTCTCCACATTTTCAACCAACAGGCGAAGCTTCAAGGTACTTGCGTATGAATTGACTATTATCGCCAAATATTCCGAGTTATTATTCACAACATTCATTTGGTTCAATAAAGCAGATATATAGAAGTCATGGCGATCAACAGTTTTATTGCCTGCCCACCACTTGTAATCACTTGCAAATTTCCACAAATATCCTGCAATATTTTCATACTCATCGTCTCTTCCTGGAAAATCGTCTTTCAACATTAGCATAGCAACATTGATAAAAATATCTTTATCTTCTTCAGTCGGGAGGCTCTTTAACCTTGTCGCATAGTCTTTCATAGTTTTGGAATCCATACACATACGCTTGCATATCTTTACAAACAATGTTCTATACGTCAGCATTTCTGTACAGAAATCTACAAAATATGACGCTATAGCAAACCATTGATTTGCTATATAAATTTGCTGTCCGACAGTGTTTGTAACTACAGTGGTTTTGTCGAAATATTCGACTTCGCAGTCTTTGGTAAACAAATAGTTACGGAAAGCGACTTTGAAGGTATCATTCAAAGTTACTTCCTGCATGACAAACTCATGTGTAAAGCGGCTCTTTGCTCTTGCAAGTACCGCTTTTAGATTCTTTAGAATCTGGGTAGACTCTATTATTTCCATATTATCATGCCTTTAATAATTGTTCAACAATCTCTTTTGCAAGTCTCTTTATGACAGGTATGGCAACGCTATTACCAAATTGATGATATGCTTCTTTGCGTGAAACGACAATCTTAAACTCTGGGTTCTTGGAATTGTAGTTACCATTTTCAGCACATTCAGGATTTTGCCACCCGTTACCAAGTATTCTGTATCCTTGTAAACGTCCCGCTTCAACAGGCGTTAGGCGTCTTGGATTCAATCCTTTAGCGGATTGATCTATTAGTATTTCGCTGCCGTCCTTCCAATACCTTGCAGATATGGTACTACAGTAAATACTGTCTGAATTGAATAATGAATATCCGAATCCCTTGCCGTTAGCTCTATTTCTTTCTTTACGCTTTTGATGTCCTATCCACATTCTGTCGCTAATGGTATAATAAGCATCCATTGTATCTTCCGGCTCAAATATGTCTGAAACCTTAGTTTTTATGACTTTATCAGCCAAATCCTTCGATTTTTCATATATGGTGTCACCATTTGGTGTTATTCCATATGGGAACTTAAACGTTTCTACGTTCACTAAATCTTTATACCAAGCGATAATAAAAAGTCGTTCTCTATTCTGAGGTACGCCAAAGTATTTGGCATTGAGAACTTCATAATTATAGGCATAGCCAAGTTCGTCCAATGTTGCAAGAATGGTCTTTAATGTCTCACCTTTCATATGGCTCTTTAGTCCTTTTACATTTTCTAAGAACAACACCTTAGGTGGATTTCCTGTTTCTATTTTGTTTTTTACAATATTTGCAATATTGAAGAACAACGTGCCTCTTGTATCTTCAAAGCCTCGTCTTAATCCTGCGACAGAAAAAGGTTGGCACGGGAAACCGCCACAGCAAACATCAAACACAGGGATACTTGCTGGATTTGCCTTTGTTATATCTTCATTGAAATACAAATAGTTGTCATTCTTATCCTTTATGAACAATGTGGGTTCAATATCTTTGTAGTTTGCTTCGTATGAGACTCTTGCATATTTGTCCCATTCACTTGCAAAAACACATTTCCCACCTACACTATGCATTGCTGTGTGGAAGCCTCCAATACCAGCAAACAAGTCAATGAAGGTAAATTTCTTTTCTGTCATTTCTTATACTCTTTTTTGAAGTCTTGTAAGGAGTTTGTAGATATATTGATTCCTTTAGAATATTTTTTTGGAGCATCATTATTATCACTCACCATACTTACGTTTGATGAAAGCGGATACTCTGAATATTCTCTATCGCTTTGTATTTGATAGAATTTCTCAATTAGGTGAAGAAACTTTGGAAAGGTTCCCGTACCCCACTGATTATTTACAACAACTTTTTGGCCATTTGAAAGGGTTATTATTTCTTCTTCTTTTAAGCAATACCGTTTCTTTAAATCAGGCTTTGTTTCAATCCATTGCTTCACAGTTTCCAAAGGACGTACTATGCCACGTATTTTACTGATAATATCAGAACGAAACACATTGTTCAATTCATCATATGTTATGTAAGGGTGGTCTTCTACATATTTTTTTACCACAAACAAAACAAAATTTCGCTTGCTTAAAAAATTTGTACCATCAATAGAAAATTTGGTAGTATCATGAGAAATAGTTGATATATCTTCAATGCTTTCCTTTGTTTCTGTTTGATGCTCTCCTTTATATGTAACGCTTATTTTTATTTTCTGAAGATAATCGTTTATAAATTCTTCTTCAATTCCCTTTTCTCGAAGGATCGATCTTAATAAAAACTTAAACTTAATGTCTGGATTGTAAATATAGGGATGTAAAATCAATGAAATCAATTTATTAGAATCAAATTCTTTGTATCTTTTACGGAAAAAAGAATCAAGAGCTTCGTAGTTAAACGCATCAGCTGTAAGTATAGAAAAAAGCTCATTTCCATCAGTACTACTTGTGTCAAGCTTAATATTACTTATGCATACAGTCGTACCTAATTCTTTTGGTAGATAATACAACTTAATTGATTTTCCAATAGTCATTCCGATTTTACAATTCAAGCGTTCCATGTCACCGCACAAAATAGCATCAAGATCATTTAGACGAATTGGCATAATGGGATTTTTATCAACGACTTCACCATCTTCTTCAATGATTTCAGAAATGAGCAAGTTCGATTCATTATTTGCATTCACTTCTATGCAGAGATTTTTACTCAGCATGGTTTCAAGTACACATCGTAATGTTACTTGCAAACTTTCTATTGGATAATTTCCTATTGTCCAAGGTTGTAAGAAATCAACAAAATGCTTCCATTTTTCTATCATATCAAATACATATTATTTCGTTGTACATTACAGACGTGAGTTCCCCCCCTTCTTTATACTATTACGAGGTAGTTCACTTCATCTTCATACTCATCATCGAATTGAGAGCAGAGAATATTTATAACATCTTCGATTATATTGGCATGCTCCGTGAGCAATGCTTTCTGTTTCCATATGAAATTTCTTTAATCTGTTATCAAAAGGTCATTTACTTCCACTCCTAATAGCTTCGAAATTTTTATCAAACTTTCTACATCTGGCTGGTTGGTATTTGTACACCATTTGGAAATCGTAGTCTTATCCTTTCCAAGTTCTTCTGCCAACCATTTGCTTGTTTTGTCTTTATCCGCAAGGACAGATTTAATTCGGTTCAACTTTTTATTAGCCATATTTCTCATTTATAAATTATGAACTCTGCAAAGGTAAACATATTTTCCCAACAAAAGAACCTCTTTCTTATAAATATGGAAATTATTCAACTATTAAGAATGTAAATCCTTTATTTTTTCGTAACTTTGTAATCAACAAAAAGCATAGATTTATGGACTACTTTAAGCAACAAGATACTTTCATCGCTAAGATGAAAGAGGACTATGAAAAGGGCTTGATTAACATCAAAGCCCTTGCACCATACTTCCGTTGGAAGTTTGATGACAAAGCCAAGAACCCGAGTAGAAGGCAGATATGGAAAATGTATGATGCTATTCAAGAAGAATTGACTGATTACTATATGGCATACCCCAATAGTCATAATGAAACGACAGATGAGCCTATTTGGGGACAATATGCTGGGTGTGGTGACGATAAGTATATCGTTGCTTACTTGGAGGCTATAAACGAAGAACTTCCTAACTTGCTGATGATTGCTGAATGATATGAATATATTTAATAATCTTCGACAATACCAAAAGCCACCTCGCAAGGTACAACCTCCAACAGAGGAGGAACTTCGGCAAAAAGAAGAACGTATTAAGCGAGAAAAGAAAGAACACATAAAAGAGTATATAAAAGGATTACTTAGTATAATATTATTCCTTACATTCTTAGGTTGCTTATGGTGGTTTGCAGAATTAAAATTTGTAGGTACTATTTTTTTCTTTTGCTTATCAATATTTACATTTGCCATAATTTCACCTACCTTTGCCACGATTCCTTTTGAAAAATTGTGGGGAGAAAAAATAGGAACTTCTATTGGTTGCGTGGGGATGGCATTAGGTCCCTTACTTGGCCTTTGGCTATTTATATCAAGTGCGCCTTATTGGGACTTAAAGGAACGTGCCGAAATAGAAGATAGTCCCAAAGTTTATATAACACCTCATGGGGAATGCTACCATTCAACAGAAGATTGTTATACAATCAGAGGTCATAAAATAAAAGAGATACCACTTTATAAGGCAAAGAAGAAAGGTCGAAGACCTTGTGATATTTGCTATTAAATAAAAACGTCTTTTCTTAAATACTCCATCGCCCATAGTTTTGCATTAAAAAGTCAAAACTATGGGCGATTTCAATTACTTACACATAACAGGCGTGAACGACCTGCCCGGCTATCATGCCGCGGCAGCGTTCACCACTAAAAGCAGCGAAGTTTTCAAGGAGGCGGAGGAGATTTCACCGCGCCATATGAGCGACAAGGTGAGCTATATGCCTTGGGGAGCGGACGACCAGATGCCGTATGACATTATCAATCTGATTGAGAGTGATGAAACATTGAGCACTTGTCAGATGTTCAATGCAGAGGTGTGCTATGGAAGCGGTTTGGTGTACCAGACTGATGAAATGTGCAAACAGAAAGTGGTGAACGAGGTCGAGGAGTTCTTCTTGGATAACGACATGGCGAGTTATTTCCTCGGTGTTTGCCAAGATTTCAAGCACTTCGGCTTTGCCGTGAGCGTGATTATTCTCAATGAGCAAGGCAACAAGGTGGTGAGGGTGCTGCGCAAGGAGGCTTGCTATGTTCGCTTTGCCCCTGCCAACAAGGAGGGCGTGATACCACAAGTGTTGTACGCGAATTGGCGCAACTCGGTGCGAGCGGAACAGGTGGAGGTGATTCCACTGCTCAACCCGCAAAGTCCTTGGACGGACTTGCAAGCACAGGTGAAGAAGGGCAAACGCAAGTTTGCCGTGGTCAGCCGTGTGCCGACGCCTGACAGCACGTATTATCCCATTCCTTATTATGCCTCGCTCTTCAAGGGCAAGTGGTACAATATCAAGCAACTCATCGGGGTGGCGAAGGAGGCAAAGTTGAAAAACTCGGCACCTATCAAATACCACATTGAGATTGCCAAATCGTTTTGGAGCAATATCTTCAAGGCTGAGGGCATTACCGACCGCGTGAAGCAGCAGGAGCGCGTGAACGAGGAGAAGGACAATATCATCAACTTCCTCACGGGCATGGAAAATTCGGGCAAGGTGCTTTTCTCGGAATTTTATGTGTCTCCCAATGGGGAGGAACAGCATGATGTGGTGATTAACAAGATTGAAACGGACAAGGAGGGTGGCGACTGGGCTACGGACATCATCGAGGCGGTGAACATGATGTGCTTTACCATGCGTGTGCACTCAAACCTTGTGGGTTCTGTACCGGGTAAATCGCAAACGAACAATTCGGGCAGCGACAAACGCGAGCTTTATACGATTGCACAAGCCTTGCAAAAGCCGTATCACGACCTTTTGTTTAATGTGCACCGATTGATTATAAGGTTCAACAAGTGGGACGGGGCTTATCCCGACTGTCCGTTTATCCAACTCACCACGTTGGACGAGAACAAAGACGCCAAACAGGTGAGTGTAACCCCTAATACTGAAAACGCATGAGCCAGCTGATACCCGATAACAATGTACTTCTGCAATTCGTGCCGAATGTGCTGAAGTCTGTGCAAGGCGAGACCTTGCTCTTTGATAAGATTACTCCGCACTTGGAGGTGGCGGAAGCGTGGCTTACGACCACGTTCCTTTCTGAGGCAGTCCTTACGGAATTGCTCTCTGTTTCAGAAACTGCGAACAACAAGTTGTTGCATTATGCACGTATGGCGGTGGCGGCAGAAGCCATGCTCCATGCCGTGCCACAGTTGGATTTGGTGCTTACGCCCAATGGTTTTGGTGTTGTTTCAAACACCAATATAGCCCCTGCCAGCAAGGAGCGCGTGGAACGCTTGCTCCTGTCGTTGGAGAAAATGCGTGACGACACAACTTCCGTATTGTTGCCGTTACTGACGCAAGAAACGGCATGGGCGACAAGCGACCCATGCCAATACTTTGAGCAGACGCTTTACCCGTGGTTGGATCTGCCTCAGAAACTCGGCAGCACCGACCACTCTTGGCAGCGTTATCAGGAACTGCATTCTAAACTCATCGCCATCGAGGAACGATTGGCGCATGATTTCTTCTCCTGTGAACTCTTGGCGACTCTGCGCCAAGCAGAGTTGTTGGGTAGATGGGGCGAGACCCCATCTGCACCGCACTACAAACGTGCCTGGAGGCACATCTTCGCGATTGAACTGTATATGTTACGGGAAGAAGGAGAAGTCCCCATACCATCTTGCATAGAGGTCGTGAACTCCCTCCGTAATGCTCCCGATGGCATTTTTGAGGAGTGGAAGCAGTCGGAAACCGCTGCTCTCTTTGAAAATCATGGGTACAAGAATGACAAAAAGAAGGGCGGCTATTGGTTCTAATGTTGTATCTTTGCAAGCAAAACAATACAACAATGAGCAAAATATTCTGCCTTGAAACTGAATGGGTTCAGTCGGTTCACGATCTGAAATCAGATTCTTACGTGAAACCTTTGTTGGAATTTCTACTCAATACCGCTCCCCATAGTGGGATTGATAGTTACACTTTTCGCAATGTATGTTGCGAAAAGGATTTTGAGTATTACATCGAACATCTAAGAAACAAGTCTTATTTTGATTACAACATTGTATATCTGTGCTTTCATGGAGACCCTGGTGCTTTTGCCTTTCCTGCTGACAAAAAAAAGGTTTTCTCTTTGATTGATTTTGCAGATCAATATGAGGGTATCTTTAAGGAACGTCCTGTAAATGTACACTTAGGCTGTTGTCTTACACTCAACACGAACGAAGATGATATCCTATATTTCAAAAGAAAGACTGGGGCTAATATGGTTACTGGTTACGAGAGGTCTGTGCCTTTCGTTGAAAGTTTCATCTTTGAAACTTGGCTCATGAATGCAATGGCCAAACACCCTGACTTCCGTGCTACAAGAATGCAAGAACTTGCAAATAAGGAAATGCCTTTCTATGTAGATAAATTCAAATTCAAGGCTTACTAACTCGTCTTTTCTATAAGTGCAATGCTTCCATACTTTCGCGGTATGGAAGCATTTTCTTTATCCCTGCCCAAGTCATGGTCGGAACTGTCCGACCAGCAATTGCTGTTTTTCTTCCGACAAGTCGCACGCGATTTGCCGATGAACGAGGTGTTAGCCCTTTGCGTTTGCAAATGGGCTGAAATTGTTGTGCTCTGTCATGCAGACAAACATTCATGTTTGGTCAAGGACAGGAAAAGTAAACGCCAAGTGGTGCTTGCCGATTGGCAAATCACCTTTGCTGCGCGACAATTGGCTTTCTTGGAAAGCTTCGCTCCCAAGCCTGTGCGCATTTCTGTCATTTGCGGTGCATCGGCAGTCGCTGCCGACTTGCAAGCCGTACCCTTTGAGGACTATCTCGCTTGCGAGAACTATTACCAAGGCTTCCTGCATACGCAAAGCATGGAATGCCTTGCGGAGATGGCGCATTTGCTTTATCCGAAACTTTCGGACAAAGCTTGTTTGGAGAAAGCAGAACTGCTTTCTGTATTCTATTGGTTCGCTTCCGTCAAAGCGAACTTCACCCGTATGTTCCCACATTTCTTCACCAACATACCCCAAGAGAAAAGCAATCTCTTGGGGAGTGCTGATATGGGTGTCGGAGAGGAACTCCGACAGGCGATGAACGCACAAATCCGTGCGCTCACAGGAGGCGATATCACCAAGGAAGCAGCCATTCTGCAAATGGACTGCTGGCGTGCCTTGACAGAACTTGATGCCAAGGCACAGGAAGCACAAGAACTACGCAATCAACTTAAATAAAAAAGCCAAAGCAAATGCCTTGGCTGGAATGGGGGACGTGTCCCTAAAGGGATTAAACGCTCCCCCCACATCGCAAAGATAGTAATAAATATCTAATCATGTCACCTTATGAAATCAAATCTCAATTGGAATGCCACGGCATTCTTTCAAGACTTGGTTGCCCGCAACAAGTTCGCCACCGCACAAGGCTTTTCTTTCTGCTGTGTGTCGGGCTTGGAAGGCTTTGAAGAAGCACTTCAAAGCATGCAAAGCACCACGGCTTTTGTCTGTGTGAACGACATGAGCCAGGGTTATATCGCTCTCGCCAACACCCCACGCACAAGGCGCGTGAAAACCATCTTTCTTGCCATGCGCCATGCCATAGATGACATGGAGGCAAGGCTCAGCTGCATGGAAACACTCAGAGAGCTGTTCCGCCAATTCATGAGCCAACTCATTCTTGAACGGACACGATTAGAACAATCGTGCATTTACCTCGATGAACGCATCACGTTCAACGAAATGAACGAGTATTTCTTTTCGGGCTGCGCTTGTGCCTATTTCCAAATTGCTGTGGACACGTTTACGGATTTAAGATTCAATGCAGATGAGTGGGAATGACCAAGAACAAGCCGCATTAAGGGAACGCGAAAAGTTCGTCACGGCTTTCAATGAAACCATGCTCAAAATATGGAAAGAGCAAATGACCTTGCTCGATGTCATTGACACAGGCGCCTTGCTCGCTTCTCCCAAGTCGTTACCGCTCCGTGCCGACGGGCGGTTCATGGAACTCGGACTAAGTCAGTCTTTTTTAGAGTACGGACTTTGGCAGAACTTTGGTACGGGTAAAGAAATACCACGAGGCAACAATGGGGACATCGGCAGGGAGCGCAAGCGCAAAAAGAAGCCTTGGTTCTCGCGTAAGTATTATGCTTCGGTCATGAACCTAAGGGACTTCCTTGCCGACAACATGGCCAAAGAATTTGTGGGCGTGGTAGCCCAATCTTTGGACGATAAGTACCTCAGATACAACCATTAGCTTATGAACACGACAAACATAACCAAGCAAATCACGGCTTTTCGGGCATTAAGCACCGAAGCCGCCATCACCCCCGAGAATTTGGGCGTGATATTGCAAGCCTTGGCAGACTTGCTCTCTGCTGCCGCAACAAACACGGACTTGCAGTCCCTCACGGCTTGGAAAGCCAATCTTCTGAAACTCTCCACGCTGTTGCAGAGCATCAGTCTTGGGACTGTCGGCACAGACAAGGTCTGTCTGTCCGTCATTCAGGGCAACCCCTCAAGCGGTGTGCTGCAACGACAGGCGGACAATATAATTCTCAAAGCAGCCACCACCGCACAAGCCGGGGTGATGTCCGCTGCACAGGTGCAGAGCCTTACAAGTTGCACCGAGGACATGGCAAGGGCAAAGCTTGCCATCTCCAACAGCAACACAAACATCGCTTCCCTTAAATCTTGGAAAACCAAGTTGGGCGAAGCCAAACAAGTCATTCAGCACTTCAAGTTGGGGGACGTGAACAAGGTGAGTGTGGCATTTTCTGCCACGCTCCTGAACATGGTCACGGGGGAACTGAAAAGCATCAACAATGCTTTTGCCCTCCCTGCCGCCACTTCTTCGAGTGCGGGCGTGATGACCGCTGCACAGGTGCAGCAGCTCAACAAGTATTATGACCACGTCTGCACCATCGACAAGGCGGTGTCCGCTGTCACAGACACCATAGCCACTTCCCTTGCTTATACAAGCAGTTCACGCGTGTTAGCGGCAAACAATGCCGCAGGTACACAGCTGTTCAGCGTCACATTGCCTATGGCTACGGCAAGTCTGCCGGGATTGACCACCACACGTGCCGTGACCGATGTGCAGAATACTTTGAACACGCGCGTCAGGGAGTTGGGCAATTTCTTGGAAGAGACAGCTGCACTCAATGCCTTGCGCGACCCCTCAATTTCGGGCAATGCCGAAATCGTGGTGGCGCATCTCACGTACCAGAAGCACATGAGCATCACGCTCTTTCAGAACATCGAGAACGACTACTGCCGACAAATCATATTCAACCATGCCAAAGTGTTCCAGCGTGCCATCTACTTCACGGGCAGCGACCGCAAGACGATAAGCTATGCCGAGGACTGGGGCTGTCTGTTCCCTGACCGCATGGCATGGGACGTGAACACGAACAAGTACGTGCTCTCGCAGTTCGGCATGAAGTTCAATGCGCTTTACACGGATGCCATTCCGTTAGCCAGTTCCACAACGGACGGTCTCATGAGCAAGGGGGATAAAAAGACATTGGACGCCACTTCAAAAGACTTGGTAAACCTCTACAACATGATCATGACGCTTGGCGAGCGCGTGGACGACTTGGAAAACAAGATGAAAACTGTTCAGGAAAAGCTGAACGCTTGATAATACTTACCTAAATGTAACGAACAATGACTAAACCCAAAGTAAGCATTCAATTTTGGTCCGCCCTCGCCATGCTCGTAGGCGGATATGCCCTCGCAGTCGCAGGGTTCATCACACCGCCCAAAGGCGAAATCTCGGACTCCGTCCTGTGGATTTTCTCACAGTGTCTCATCTATGCTGGCTCTATCTTCGGAGTGAGCATTTACTATGGTCGTAAGGTCACACAATTGCAAGACAAGATTGGTGAAACAATAGACAAGGCCATCAAGGAGGAGGAACAGAAGTTGAACAATCCTAACACTAAATCTCATGCGTAAAATCACCGAAATCATCATACACTGCAGTGCCACCCCCGAAGGCAAGGACTTCACGGTGGACGATATTCGTCGTTGGCACTTGGCACGCAAGTTTGCCGACATAGGTTATCACTATGTCATCTATCGGGACGGCAGCGTCCACAAAGGACGTGCTGAGAATATAGCTGGCGCCCATTGCTTGGGGCATAATGCCCACAGCATTGGCATCTGCTATATTGGTGGTGTGGCCAAGGACGGAAAAACGCCCAAGGACACACGCACGCCACAACAGAAGCAGGCACTTCGCCAACTCGTGCAGCAGCTTCAGTTCGTTTATCCCCATGCAACTGTGCATGGGCATAATGAGTTTGCGGCAAAAGCTTGCCCATCATTCAATGTACAGAAAGACCTATGAAAGCCAGTCTCTTTCCCATAATCATGTGGCTGTGCCTACTCACTTCGTGCCGCAGTACGCACAAAGTCACAAGCACGAACACGTTTGCCACGGACTCCGCTGTACAGGTGCAGCGGCATCAGTGGCAAACGTCACGCATTGATTCGGTGTGGCGGCACACCGAACTTTTGTTCGACAGCTGCATCGTGAGCTTCGGGGTTGGAGCAGAGACTCCAACTATCGAAGCTCCCCATGCGCTGCAAGGTGCTTCTAACGCCAAGGCGCAAAAGACTTCCCGGCAAAAGCCGCAATCCATTCGTATCTATGGTGCACACCTTTCGTCAAGCCGAAAGGAGAGCACCAAGACAGAGGCAAGGGAGGAAGACAGCCTCGCTGCGACTCGGCAATCTTCCGCCAACATGGTTCAGCAGAGGGAGTCCATGGCGAGACCATGGACTTTTCCTGTCAAGTTAATCTTGACCTTGGTATTCCTTGCAGCCTTAGCTGCCTTTTGGTGGTGCCATCGTCGGGACTCCGATGCTTGATTTTCTTTAATGGGCTAAACACCTTTTCATGCTTCAAAGGAGATTAGCCCACGGTTTAGCGGAAAGGCTTCTCAGGGTTCAAAGCCATTCCGTCCAAGCCCAATCCACCCTTTCATGCTTCAAGGGAGGTTGGGCTTCTTTCATGCGCGGACCTACTTTTCATGCTTCAAAGTCAGTCCGTCAAGCCCACATCACCTTTCTCGTACCTCGAAAGAAGATGCAGGCTCTATTGTTGGCGGACAGGCTACGTGCCTCGCCAGTCCGTTTTACCGCACAGCGTGCCTTTTTTAGGCAACAAAGCGTGTTGTCGTGCTATGGCGGACAAGTCCGCTAAAACACGACAACACACTTTTTATGCCCGTCAGCGGTCGTCTGAGTACGTGCCTTCAAGTGCCTAACACTATGGCAGATTAGCATCTGCTAAAGTGTTAGGCATTTTTCGGCACGCACACAGACGGATTACCGCCCGTTCGCGGTGGCGCGGGTGGTGGTCGGTCGAGACCCCAAGGTGTGAAATTTTCCCTTGAAAGGTAGGGATTTTGGAGGCTATCAGAGACCCCGAAAGGCTTCGGGGGGTGTAGTGTGGGTGTTTGGTCGGGGTCGTTGGAGGGGGTGGATAGTCAAAAACTCCCGAACCTCATGAGTATAAGGGAACTTGGAGGGTCGTTTTAGATAGTCCGAAACCTTGGATTTTAGCGTATTGTGAAACTTCGGGGGCTTTATTGGGCAGGTGGAAACTTGGAGGGTCGTTTTAGGTCGCCCGAAACCTTGGATTTTGGCGCATTGTGAAACTTCGGGGTGCTTTGTTGGATAAGTGGAAACTTGGCATCTATGCACATGAGAAACTTTGAGTGTGCAATCGTGGTATTTGCGAAACTTCGGGGTGTATTCGTGGAAACTTCGGGGTGCGTTTTCGTTGTGTGGGTGTGGTGTGTGCGTTGTTTGCTCTTTCTGTAAGTTCTTCGCTTTCTTTCTTTTCGGCATTCGTGCATTTTGGGGACTTTTGTCGGGGGTATGGAACTCAAAGAAGTGCATTATTTAAGATATGTTTACATATTCCGCTTTGGTGTGGGGGTGTTCGCGGTTTGACGATGTAGGGCGGTCGGGGGGTCTTCCGACGGAGGGGTTAAGGGGAAACCCCTTAACAATCCCCTAAAGACTTCTGTATCAAGGCTTTTGTTTTGCTACTACTTAACAAAACGCGGATTTCTTCAAAAATCACGCCCACTTCGGGAGTGGAAAAGCCTTGATACATCGTCTTTTTTGCTTCTTTGGCGCATGACTAAGTTTGTGCTTATTACTCACATCAAAAAGGAAAGACTATGTCAGACATCAACGCAAATGCTACGGTCACGCTTACAGTGAACGGCAAACAGGCGCAAAATATGCTCGAACAGTTGAAACGGCAAGCGAGCGACCTCGAAGATAAGATAACAAAAGCAGCAGCTGCGGGCGATAAAGTCCAGCTGAAGAAGTTCCAGCGTGAACTAAAGCAGACCCGCCGCCAGATTGGGCAGATTGAGAGTGCAACCCAGGGGGTGGAGAATGTTTTGAAGAGACTGGATAAAGCTTCACCGAAAGAGTTGAACAGGACGTTGAAGGAGTTGAAACGCTCACTAAACGGCATCGAACGCGGTACGGACGAGTGGAACAAGCAGTGCGAGAGCATCAAACGTGTAAAGGCTGAAATCGCAAATGTCAATGAGGAGCTAAGGGAAACCGAAAAGGAAAATGTGGGACTTGTGGACCGCATCAATGGCTTTGTGGATAAGTGGGGCAACATCATTGCAGGGGCGGCAGCTGTCGGAACGGGACTTGTCTTGGCAGGACGCAAGGCTGTGAACGCTTTTGCGGAGATGGACGCGGAAATGGCGAATGTGCGCAAGTTTACGGGTTTGGCTGATGACGAGGTAAAGGAACTGAATGAGGATTTTAAGAAGATGGACACCCGTACAAGCCGTGAAGACTTGAACAAGCTCGCAGAGGAAGCGGGGCGACTCGGTAAATCTTCAAGAGAGGATGTCTTGGGCTTTGTCAAGGCAGCTGACCAAATCAATGTGGCTTTGGACGAGTTGGGAGATGGGGCGACCTTGACGCTTTCCAAACTCACCAACATATTTGGTGATGAAGCACGCTTGGGAACTGAAAAATCCTTACTTGCTGTTGGTTCTGTAATTAACGACCTCTCTCAAAATTGTACGGCAAGTGCTGGCTACCTCGCGGAGTTTGGCAAGCGCATGGCGGGCGTGGGGGCGCAAGCTGGTATGACCATTCCGCAAATTATGGCTTTTGCAGCGGTGTTGGATAGTCAAGGTCAAGCGTGCGAGATGTCGGCAACGGCTCTCTCGCAACTCATTATGAACTTATTCAAGGAGCCAAGCAAGATTGCAAAGGCTACGGGCATGGATTTGGACGAGTTGAACAAGGCGCTCAAACGTTCTACAAATGAAGGGTTACTTATGCTCCTTCAAAAGTTGAAGGAGTTGGGCAACATGGACGTACTCGCTCCTGTATTCAAAAACATGGGTGAGAATGGCGCCCGTGCTTCACAAGTTTTGGCGACCTTAGCCGGCAATGTGGAAATGGTGAAGTGGCAACAGGAACAAGCGACACAGTCGTTTGAAGATGCCACCTCGGTAACGAATGAGTTTAATGTGCAGAACTCGACTGTCGAGGCGGAACTGGATAAGGCAAGAAAGCGCGTCACGGAGTTAGCTATCGAATTGGGCGAGAAATTGATGCCCGTCATGAAGCACGTAATCAGTACTACGACCCTCACACTGAAGGCAATGAGTACGACAATAGACTTTCTTGCAAGAAACAAGGAAGCCATTATCGTATTGACTTCAATGGTGGTAGCTTACACCATCGCAGTCAAGGCGAATGCAATAGCTCTTAAAGCACAAGCGGCATGGCATGCCGTGTGCAAGGGTACGGCTTTGGTGTATCATGCAGTGGTGAATACGTTGCAAGCTGGGCATATTGCTTTCAATTTGGTATTGGCAAAACTGCAAGGTAATTGGGCTAAGCAGTCCTCGCTCATGGTGGACTTGAAACGAAAGGGACTTTCGTTGGCAAGTGGTTGGGGAATTTTGCTCGCAGCAGCTGTGGCTTTGGGATATGGCATTTACAAGACCCTTTCCAAGATGAACGAGATGAGTGCATCAGAGAAAGCGCTTGCAGAAGTCAGACAGAAAGGTCAGGAGGGTATTGTGGAGGAGAAAAACAAGATTGAAGCCTTGATTAAGGTGGCAAAGGACGAAAAGTTGTCGCTTGACGATCGCCAAAAGGCGGTCAATGCGCTGAATAAAATTATCCCGAACTACAATGCTCAGTTGGACGTGACCACGGGTAAATACATGGAGAACAAGAAAGCCTTGGACGACTATCTGAACTCTCTTGCCAAGAAATATGAGTTGGAAGGTGCCAAAGATTTACTCAAAGAGATTGGCAAGGAGAAGGCGAAGCTTGCAATGGAATTGAAAGAGGCTGATGATGCGATTGAGAAGGACAAGCAAATCAATGCTTCATCAAATTTTGTGGGTGGACGTGAAGGGCGTGCCATGGATACGGGAGCGGCTACTTATACTGCGCATCTGAAAAACAACAAGGCAAGTATTCAAAGGAAAATTGATGAGCAGAACCAAAAGGAGCATGCTATCTTTGATGTTTATGGCAACGATCTCGGCAAGCAAGCTGCCGCAGAAATCAATAAAAAACCTGTCATCACGAACAATGGTGGCGGTGGTGGCGGTGTGCCTGTAGTGGACGATGACAAGAAGAATAAAAAGTCGGACAAGTTCAAGGCGGAACAAGATTGGCAGAAAGAACAGAATGCACTCAATAAGAAAGCATACATGGAGGGTGAAAAGGATTATGAAGCCTATGTGGAGCGCATGGAGGAGATTGAGCAGGAATACTATGCTCGTATTCTCAAAAACAAGAAAATCACCAAGGAAGAGAAAGCCGAAGCGGAAGCGAATTTGGCGGAAGCGAAGAAAAAGCAGACTGATCGCAAAAACTCTCCCGATGATTGGAAAGCGAAAGAGGAAGCGCTCAACCGCATTGCGTATGCAAAGGGTGAGAAGGATTATGAGCAATACACCGCACGCATGGACGAGATCAACGTGCAGTATTGGAAAAAGAAGATGGAGCGTTCTGACGTTTCTGCTAAGGACCTCTTGGAGGCGCAAGCGCAATACCAGGAGGCTATGAAGAAACAGGAGGAGAACGCAACTTCTGCTTCTCGCGAACGAGAAGATAAAGCGTATAATGCGCAACTCGCGGAGTTAAAACAACGCTATATTGATGGTTTGTCTGATACCAAAACCTACGAAGATGCCGTGGAGTTGGCTGAGTTGGAACATCTTCGCAAGGTGGTGCAGCTTTACAAGAAAGGCACCAAGGAAAGGCTTGCAGCTGAAAAGGAATATCAGAACAAAGTATTTGCCAATCAGCAGAAGATTATCCAACGCCAGCAACAAGTAAAACAACAACTCAAAGAGGAGTACTTTGGGGCAAATGCGGATGAGCGTTTGACTCAATACGATAGTGCGATGGCGGCTCTTCAGCAAGTTTACAACGCTGAAGTAAAAGCAGCTGGCGACAATGCGGCAGAGAAACTGCGCATTGAGGAAGCGTTCGAGAAGGCAAAGCTGGCTTTGCGTAAGAAATATGCCATTGATAGTATTGGCGTCACAAAGAACGGCATGGAGAAAGCCAATGAGAAATTGGCTAACTGGTTGGAGAGCGATGCCGGGCAAGCCGTTACGCAATCTTTCTCCACTGTCATGAGTGGTATGGGAGAAATATTCAGTGGCGTTTCTTCTCTTGTCCAAGCGGAACTCGAGAAGGAAACAGCCGCCATCAATGCCCGCTATTCAGCGGAGATTTCTGCGGCAGAGGGTAATAACTACAAGGTGGCGAAGCTTGAAAAGGAGAAACAAGCTGCCCTTGCCAAAGCGAAGAACGAGGCGAACAAAAAGTTGTTTGCCATGCAGATCATTCAAGCGGTGGCGCAGACTGCCCAAAACGCGATTTCTGCTTATGGTTCGGCAGCGGCTATTCCTGTGGTCGGTTATATCATGGCACCTATTGCAGCGGCAATGGCGGTGGCTGCGGGCATGATACAGATTGCCGCGATCAAAAAGCAACAACAGGCAAGTGAGGCACAAGGATATGCACAAGGTGGTTTTACTCCGCAAGGCAGAGTAAACGAAGAAGTGGGCATAGTTCATGCCGGGGAGTGGGTGGCATCGCAGAAGTTGCTCGCATCACCTGTAGCAAGACCTTTGATAAACGCTTTGGACTATGCACAAAGGACTAACACCATCGGATCCTTGCGAGCCGATGATGTGAGTCGGGCGATTGCTCCCAATGTTGTTCCTACACAACAAGTTCTGCCCGTAGTGGTGCAAGCCCCCACGGATAATGTCGCTTCGGCAGCTTTGGCACAGAGTGCAGCTGTACTCAGTAAGTACGAAGAAACAATAAACCGACTAAGTCAAAGATTGAATGAGCCTTTTGTCACCGTGAACACAGTGACAGGGGACACGGGCATCAAGCAAGCGCAAGACGAGTATGATACACTCATGCGCAACAAATCTCCTAAATCAAAACGCAAATAAGAAGCCTTATGGAAATCATCATCAACAACCAACAAGCCGTATTGAAGGAAGGAACGTCCTTTGACTTCATTGCCGAGAATAGATTGTTTACGGGAAGTGACAGCTATACGCTGACGATCACTTTCCCTTTGCGAGGGTGTACCCAAAATATCGCGATATTTGGGCATATCCACCGCGCAGATGTGGCAAAGAACAAGGTGGTGTTCGATTGCGAAATTCGCGATCGTGACTTTTATCGGAGTGGCACCATCACCATCACTGAAATATCAGACGTGGAAGTCAAGACGCAATTTTTGGAGGGACGCAGTGAGCAAAACTTTGATGAGACATTCGACGATATTTATTTGAATGAGCTGGATTTGGGCTATCCTACAAGCCGCGTGGCGATTGCAGGGCATTGTATGGACGATATGCGCCCATACCCTGATAATTTCTGGATCCCGTTGCCTTGGGTGAATAACACTTCGGGGAACATTCAGAATGAAATGGTGTGGAGCGCAGAAAAGAATGAATTTATTTGGCCGCATGAAACCAATGCGCAAACGGGAGCACAGGCTTTGTCGTTTCAGCCTTACTTGCTGTATATCCTTTACAGGATATGCAAGCAGGTGGGTTATAAGTGGGATTTCATGGCGTTGGAAAATTCTGCCTTTGTTAATCTCCTTATATGCAACACCTTGCCTGCAGCATGGGGCGCTTATAACTTTGCACTTGCTTTGCCACATTGGACGCTGACGGAGTTCTTTGAAGAGCTGGAGAAGTTCCTGTTTGGGGATTTCACCATCAACCACAAGCAGAAAATGATTTCTTTCAAATTCTCTGATGCCATTGCCACGGAAGCAGATGAGGTTCTGTTGGACAAGGTGGTGGACAGTTATACCACCCAAGTCACGCAGGAGGACAAGTCGGAATACTTGGGTAGCGTGAATGTGAAGTATGAGGACAATGGCAGTTTGCTTTGGGCGTACTATTCGTGTGATTGGTACATTCGCAAATATGGCAAGGATGCCAAGGTTTATGATAAAATGGCAGATTTGTTGGAGGCGGCAAAGTCGCTTAAAATAAGTGGGGTGTACACAAGGCAAACAAGACCGAACGCCAGCAGCACGCAGTATGTGCGTGGCTACAAATATGGCTCTGATGGACACAAATTGTTTTATGTCAAGGAAAACCGCACATTCTTTGTCATGTACTGCTACAAGTCGGAGTTTGTGATGGAGGGTACTTCGGGCTTTTCAGACAAGACGAAAACGAAGTGGTATCGCTATTATAATCGTTTGCTCCCTGTCAATGCCTATGGGGAACGCTTCGCGGACAAGAATGCAGAGGACTTGGAATTGAAAATTGTGCCAGCTTGGATCGAGGGGACGGGAGACAGTCACGGCAATATGCTTTTCATGAATTGTGGCGAGATGGGAAGCAGTGAGAATTGGACACTGACAGAAGATGGGAGCGGTTCTTCAAGTGGTAGTCGTTCTGATCGTGTGTTTGGCAGTTCAACGTCAGCCAACACCATTGACTACGATGCAGGTGATTTGGCGCAAGGTGCGGCAAGCCGTACCATTGCCAAGGGGGAGAACAAGAACACGGACGCTTACTTTGACCAAATATATATGGGCTTTTGGAACGGGGTGCAGTACTTCAAGCCGTATATGCCGCACCCTGTGGTGGATTTTGTGGAAGTCTCAGATGAGTTCCAGGCTTTCGTCACGCCTTTTTCACTTCGTTTGAATGAGGGAATGTGGGAGGAGAAACGCGAAGTGTTGTACAAAATAGATGGCAAGAAAAAGTATCAGTTCTCGTTCTTGTCTGATACTTTGCCCAACCCACGTGCCTTATATTATATAAGGGGAGGCAAGTATGTTTGCGAAAAAATAACTGCGACATTCAAGGAGAGTGGAATGTCGCAGCTATTGAAAGGCACGTTTTATCGTGTTTTAGATGAAGAATAAAACTTAGATGATGGCGCCTTGGAGTGCGGTGGCATGGCGCTCGATGGTGGTACGCAAAACCTTTGCGTAAATCTGTGTGGTCCGAATGTCCTCATGTCCGAGCATTCGGGCTACATTTTCGATGGGGACATCATGCGCCAAGGCGAGTGTGGCAAAACTGTGGCGGGCAACGTGGAAGGTCAGATTCTTCTTGATGCCAAGCTGTGCTTGTATCAAGTGAAGGTAATCATTTGCCTTTTGGTTGGAAATTTTGGGCAAGTTGAAGTCATATTTCTTCAACACTTCCATAGCTGGCGCAAGGATAGGGGTGAAGAACTTCGTATCGGTCTTGATGCGGTTTCCATCAATGAAAACCAAATCACCCTCCTTCACCGTCATAGACTGATAGTCAAAGTTCTGCACATCGCAGAAAGCAAGACCTGTGTAAGCGGAGAAGATAAAGAGGTCGCGCACCCGTTCCAACTTTCCATCAAAGGGATAGTCGCGCATTTTCTTCAATTCGCTTTCGAGCAGAGGTTGGCGCTCTTTGCTCTTGCCACGGGTGACACTCACAATTTTGTAAGGATTGCGCGGTATTTCGTCCAATCGTGCCAGTTCGCCCACCCATTTCTTCAGGCGTTTGTGGTAGCCATAGATGGTAACGTCACTCCGCTCGCCATTGTGTAGCCATCGGTCAAAGGCAAGAATGTTCTTGGGAGTCAAGTCGCCATACGTCTTTAGTTTGCCGTAGGTCTTGACAGCATCAATTACTACTTGCTTGTGCTTGCGCGTGCCGATTTTAATGTCCTCGGCTGCCAAAGCTTCCTCGCAGTAGGCGATGAAATCTTGTGATGAGCGGTCATCTGTTTCCTCGGTTACTTCTTCCTTATCTTCGCCAAGATAGTGACGATTGAAATTTTCCATCGTCATTTCCTCACCAAGGACCTCCATTGCACTAAGAATCTTTTGGCAGTTGGAGATGATTTCTAAGGTTTCCGCTGATTGGGCATCTTGTTCCCAGGTTTCGGGAGTAGAAGTGCAGACTGTTATGTATCTACGTCCCTTGCGACCAAGATACACCATAACTTCTAAATAAGCCATTCCGCGTTTAGCGTAAAGTTTTCTTCTGTCGAAAACGACATTAACCAATTCCTTTTTCTTCAT